CGTAAGGAAATCGGTCAGCGTTTTCCACCCAGACGTGTTCGATGCGATGTAATCTTCCTCGATAACCATCCCGCCGATGTTGCCCGTCTTGGATGTGATCTTCCCCGAAAAATCACCATCGACTGCCGTCATCTTTCCGGCTGTCGTAACAACAAATTTGCCGCTGCCGATGTTCAGCTGTCCTTTTGTGATCTGGATCCCGTCTTTGTTCCACGCTCCGATCTGGGTCCCGGAAGCATCGAGCATCCGTAGATGACCATTGACGTTATTCTGCCCTCCGAGCGTCAGCAGGCCGCCGGTGCCCCATTCGAAATTCAGGCCGATCGTGTTCATCACTGCCGAGATGAAGGTCCCATCGACCGTCATCCCGTACCATGTCGGCTTGGCCGCCTGATAATTGTTCGTCAGAGTAAAACCGGTATCCGTGAACAGCATCACGATGTCGGAGTCATCCAGATCCGCTTTGTCATGGTAGTAGAGCTTTGTCGCACCTGTGGCCGTATCGGTTTTCGGGGTGCAGAACAGTCCTGCCGCATTGTCCAGACGCTCCACGAGCGCGGCTTCTGCAGCCTCCCATGCGGTCATCTGTTCTTTGGCGATCTTCCGGGCCGCGACATAGCTCTTTGTCTCCCAGGAATACCTCCGGGACTGATTTCGGAGCGGCGTTTCCGCACCGCATACCGTTGTCTGTACATTTCCGACCGAGAAATTCGACCGTGTGACAAGGATCGGATGCGGCCTGTCTTTGCGGTCGTACAGAACCGCGATGTCCCCCGCTTCGATCGATGGATCGTTCGCGTGGGTGACGGATGCTTTGCGGAACCGCAATCCGATCAGCTGATCCGCCAACCACGTACACACTTCCTGACCATTGGCAGGCGTCAGCAGTTCATTCCCTTCGATGTGGATGAGGTATCCGAGATCCCCGACCTTATAATCGATCGTTTCATTCGGATCGTCCTCATCATCATTTTTCACGGTTACCCCGACGCCGGTGATCACGACATCATCCATGCTGATATTCTGCGAATACAGCCCGGAGATGACGTGCATCGCCTTTTCGACCTGGAAATCCTCACCGTCGTACGCCGTGCCTTCGTTCCACGGATTGAAGGACCCGCCCTCTACGCTGTCACCTGTCGAGTACGGTTTGGAGCTGTCGAATGTTCCGCCATCCCATCCTTCGTTCCACGTCTCCAGTGTAGCGGTATCAAACCACTTGATCTCCAGATACCCCAGGTTGTTGATCCTGGCAAAGCATCCGGCGATCGCCGTTGCCCATCCAAGCACTTCCCGGTATGTAACAGACTCTTCTTCCGGCCTCTTCGCGATCTCGTAATCGCGATGTGGGAAGTCCTGCGTTGTAAGAGTGACGCCGCACTCTGTGCAAGCGTCCCGGATGATCTCTCCGATCGTGGCAGGATAGGTCAGCGTACTGAAAATATAGGGCTGATCGAACTTATGCATCGCATCGAGCATCTCCAGGGTGATCGTGGATCCGTTGTAGTGCGTCTCATCGACGTAGTACGTCCCCATCCGGATCTGTTCGAGCTGCCCGCTGACCATCAGCCCCAGACTGAGGGCCACATGGGCCCCTTTGAAGTCGTAATCCGAATACTGTTCATCGATGTTGTTGATCGTGATCGATGCGGATCCGACGATCGTGGAGCCCAGTGCGGTAAAGTTGTCATCCTCTGATACTGCCGTCTCCCGTGAAAAACCACCTACCCACAGCTCCTCATCGTGCAGGCTTAATACAGTCTGGCTGCCGTCTACGAGGGTGATCGTGGCGTAGGTGCGGTAATTCCGGTTATTTTTAGCCAATTCTCTGCGGAAGGCCCGCGATACTCTGATCATCCGCGTTCCCTCCTTAGATCCTTGTAAATGTTAAGGTGACGTTTTTCCACGTATGGACGGGATCATTCAGGTTGCCTGCAGAGCAGCTGCGCTTACCAACGTAGAACCGATTCGTAAGGAACCGGTTCGGATAGCGCGGATCTGCATAGGTCAGCTGCACCTCTGTTTTCCCGTCCACCGCATTAAACACTGTTGCCGCGTCCGTCCAGGACAGGTATTTCCATGTGAATTCGTAGTAGTCTTTGATCGCCACTACGTCCTTGTGCATGATCCCGTCCAGTGTACGGCCCGTGGCTTCAGAGGACAGATCTTCGATGCCCGGCTTATAATCATCAGGCGTCGGGAGCGTTATCCCGTCCACCTTAAAAGGCGCTTTCCATATCATGCCATCTGTCCTCCTTAGGCCAGTGTGGTGCTGTACCGGCGGTTGAGCTTCGCGCTGCCTGCATTCGCATGACGTGCGATCTGCTCATCACCGATGTAGAAATCTATGTTCATGTACTGACGGAACGCACTTGCCAGTACCTCCGCCAGATCGTCCCTTGTGAGCCTGTCTGAGCCCTGCAGGGCCAGGTTTTGGAGTATGCCCGATAATTTATCCGACTCATCGTCATACGCGGCTTTACGGGCCGAATACGGGATCACAGTGCCGGATGCCGCCACCGGGATGATCAGGGATGATCCGTTTACAATCTCCTCCATCGCCGTGATCATCGAGTCGAAGCTCTTGACCACCTTGTCGGAGAAGGTTGTCAGAACGGAATCCATTCCATCCACCGCCGTGTCGATCTGCAGCGTCGGGTTTTTGTCCTGCGCTTCTTCCATGATCGCATCCGCGACCGAGGATACCGCATCAATCGCCTGATCCTGTGTAGCAGTTACGCCATTCCCCAGGCCCTTCGTCAGCATTTCGCCAATCCAATAAAACTCTTTCGATGGGGACGCGATGCCCAGAGCATTGCAGGCCGAATTATACATTCCGACCGCGACATTCCATGCAAGGGTGTACAGCCACTGCGCATTGTTCACCATGCCGTTGTAAATGCCGATTACGATGTTATATCCGAGTGTCCCCCATCCATAGTTATTGATATTGCTGTAGACCCAGGATGCTATGTTCGTTGCTTCGCTCTCAGGATTGTATGTATAGGAGCGTGCATTTGACATGCCTGTCTGGATCGCCCCTACCAGTGAGGATCCTGCGGACTCCATTGAGCCCTCTTTCGCTTCTACTGCTGATACCGCACCGGATGCGATCGATCCTGCCTCAGAGGATACCGATCCAGACTGGGATGACATACCGCTCTTGAGCTGCGACATCAGGGTTGAACCGGAGGAATAGAACGGCTGCTTGTATGAGTCGATCTTCGATTTGATCTCGTTCATGATCATGGTCGTGATCGAGATCAGCTGCGACTGTATGCTCTTCAGGCCATTTCCCAGGCCCTGCGCAAGGTACTGACCGCGCTTATACGTCTCCTGCGAAGGAGAATGCATATCTGCAGCGGTGTCCATCGTTCCCAGGGTGCTGTCCTTGATCAGGCTTTCCGCTTCGGTGCTGACAACTTTTGCAGAATCCTTCATTCCTGCAGCAGCTCCGAGATCGATGTTTTTGAAGGACTCTTTCGCTGCTTTGTTCAGGTTTGGCCCTGCCCCGTTGACCGTCCGGAGGACCTTCGCCACCTCTGCGGCCATCTTCGGATCCATCTTCCCGGCTGACGTTGCCAGAGCATTCACGAAATCCTTTGCCGATACGCCTGCATTTTTGAACGCCGTTTCAACCTTCAGCATGTTCTGCTGTGTCGGGTTGGCATTGTAATTGTTCAGCGCATCATACAGACTGTTGGTATCCTCTTTGGATGTTACGCCGCTTTCGCCCAGAGCTTTGATCGCTCCGGAGATCAGTGCCATCTTGATCGGCGTACTCCATCCGAGACTTTCGAAAGCATCAAATACACCGGCGAATTCGGATGTCTCCGATGTCGATGTCACAGCTTCCGATCCGATGCCTCCGATGTAGTCCTGGATCACTTTGGCCTGTCCGGCGTTAAACGCACCCGAATCAAGCATCTCCTGCAGTGTAGCTTTGAACGTTTCCACGTCTCCGCCTGCATCTTCGAAGTTCTTCGCGACATCTCCGAATGCCGCGCCGAATTCCGGAGCCGCATCGAATGCCAGGTGGTCCATCGGGCTTTGTACTTCCTGCATCTTCATGCCGAAAGTATCACCGGATATTCCGGCTTCAAACAATGCTGCAGATACAGCCCTGAAGCCCTCATCCGCTTCTTCCGATGCTGCCTTGGATCCATTCAGTCCGGGGATCAGCAGCTTATTGAGTGCGTCGGTGAACATTGCGGAAACGCCGATGTTCTCCCCGATCTGCTTTACAAAACTGAACAATCCGCCTGCAGCATTCCCCGCGGCGGTTCCCGCAGCTGCCGTTCCTGTTGCCGCTGCTGTGGCTCCCGCGCCGGCTGCCGCTCCGACCGATCCGATCGATGCCAGGGCCCCGGTGATCGTCTTAATTGCCCCCGCTGCCGCTGTCGCGCCTTTGATGAGGATCAGTGCCCGTGCTACCGTTGCAAGGTCCGTCCCAAACTGCTCGACGGCTCCCTCCGGAAGGGAATTGATCGCATCTGCGATGGACTGGAACGCCGGGCCGATCTTCTGGAGTACCCCGATCGTGAGTTTAATGATCTCTTCGAAGAACTCAATGATACCGGCAGCAAAACCGGATGCTGCAGGTTTGATCGCGTCTACAAATGCTTTCACACCGGATGCCAGTGTCGCAAAGTCGATCTTTTCGGAAATCGTGGAGATCGTGGTCTGCAGATCTGTCAGAGCGTCCACAAACGGAGATGTGATCCCGTCAACGCTGAAAACGCCTTTTGCCGTTTCAATGACGGAGTTGATCGCGCCCCACAGGATGCTCCCTACTGCCGAAAGCACATTGATCCAGTCGATCCCGACGATGATATCCCGCACCTTCGTGCCGAATGCATACCAGTTCACTTTGTCGAGGAACGCGATGATCGCATCGCGCAGCCCTGTTACAAATGTATTGACCCCGGCTGTGAGTCTTGCTGTATTGAACGTGTTCAGGAACCTGTTGATCCCGGCTGCAAGGGATGATCCGAACTGAGCGAAATTAAAGTTATCTCCGAAATTATTTATGAATTCAAAAGCAGTGTTAAGCAGTCTTGCAGCTGTGGCTCCTACCTCTGCAAAGGTGTCCTCTTTGAACAGGCCGTTCAAGAATTCCGCCAGATCCGTTCCGAAATCCCCCGCAAGCGCGTAGATCTCACTCCACTTGATCGCCTGCATTCCGGTTTTCAGGCCGTTGCTGATGTTGGATCCAAGGCTTAACCAGTCAATCGATCCAAGGAAGCCACGGACGGCCAGAACGATCGAATTCAGGCCGTGGGATATCGTCCGGAAGCCGCCTTCCCAGATCTCCGGGTTGTCCAGTGCGCTCTCCAGAGCTGTCCCGATGCCGGTGCCCAGTCGGCTCATCGTATCGTAGATCGGCGGCCAGTCGATCCCACGGATCGCTCCCAGGATAAAATCCTTGATGGCTGTTCCAAGGCTTGCCCAGTGGAATTTTTTCACAAACTCATTCATGAACGAGAATGCGGAATTAAGCCCCTGCGCAAGCGTATAGCCGATCCGGTCGAACAGTCCCGGAACCTCCAGAAAGCCATTCAGGAATGTGGCGATCGACGATGCGATCCTTCGCAGCGTGGCCTTAATCTGGCCCCACGGGATCTTCTCCAGGGCATTTTTCAGTTTTTCGCCGAGCATGGTGCCCAGTTCCGTGAAATCCGCGTTTTTCCACATCTCCCGGATCTTCTGTGCAAGATCCGCGAATTTGTCATCGATCGGAACTTCTTCGAACAGATCGCCTGCCCCGTTTCCTCCTGCCGTCTGGCCTTTATCCAGTTTCGAGGAATTGTCATGCAGGATCTCAACATCATCGAACCCGGCAAGCGTTTTCTGCAGCTCTTTCGCCGCTGCTGCCTCATTGCCCATCGCGTCCCCGGCATTGTTCGCATTCGAGGTGAGCGCTGCCTGAGACGCTACGGCTCTTTTGTATGTGGCCTGCCCCGTCAGTGCCGCGATCAGCTGCCCCACTTTGGATACAGCTGCCGAAATCGTATTGATCAGGGCCGTGAGGTACGGGATCGCGATCTGTACGATCGGAGCAAACGCCGCCGCGAAGCTGTTCTTCAGTGTAGCCAATGCGATCTTGAAGTTGTTGATGGACTGGTTCAGCTCTGCATCATGCTGTGCCAGTGCCCCGAATCCCTCCATGATCCCGGCTCTGAGCTTGCGGAAAAGGATATATGTGGATCGGATACCCAGGCCGTACTTGAGCAGGGTTTTGAAGTTCATCCCCAAAAGCCCATTAGACTTTTTTGTATGCTTTCCCAGGTCCGCGATCGCACCTCCGAGCTTTTTGATCCCGGTCGTAACGCCGTTTTTAACCAGATTGGCAAAACTCGCGGCTGCATTTTTCGCACCGGAAACAATGGTGGAAAATGCTTTCTTCATGATCGAGGAAAGCCATCCTGCAGATTTCGATGCACGTTCTGCGCTTGCCTGCACCCGGCCTATTGCGGCTTCAGCGGATCCGTCTCCTTCCTCACTGAGGGCCTGCTCTACTATGTCATGCAGCTGCAGCAGCCTTGCGGATGCTCCCTGCAGGCCTGCAGTATCTTTCAGATATTCCGTGGACTCCGAGCCTTTGAAGGATGCGGGTGTGCCGTCCATCACAGCTTTATAATTGGCGGCCTGCGTTTTCGCTTCTTCCAGTTTTTCGGTGATCTTATCGATCTCTTTCTGAGCGTTTTTGACGGCTGTGGAATTCTCGAACTTCTCCCACATCTTATCCATCTCTGCTTCAGCCTTCTGTATGGCCGCTTCGAAGCCGCCCTTACCGACTCCGGCCTCCGTGAATGCCTTTGCCGCTCCCGCCATATCGCCGCGTTTCATCGCGGCATCATATTCTTCTTTGTACATCCGGAGGACGTCGATCTTATCCTCCAGATCCATGAAATCATCGGATCTGCCGAAATCGTTTGTCATCTTCTCCAGAACGGCTTCGGCATCTTCGAGGGCCTTTGTCAGTTCCTCGACCTGTGCCGCAGCTTTCTGGTATTTCCTGGAAATGTCTGTGAATTCCGGTGTCGCGAAATCAGTTTTTCCGAAAGCATCAAGCTCTGATTTCATGTCGGCAAGCCTGCCTCCGATCGACTCACTCTTTGACTGGAACTGCTCCAGGGCCCCGACATCCCCGCCGATGGCCTGCTTTGCAAGGTCTCCGAGGGTTTTTAGCTCTGCGTTTACCTCCCGCAGTGCATCGGAAAAGGTATTTGCCGCCTGTTTGGGCTGACCGAAATCGAACTTGAACGAGTCGCGGATCCGCCGCCCGGTGTCATTTACCTGATCGGTAAGAGACTGCACTGCGTGCTTAAGATCGTCCGATCCCTTTGAAAAACCGGTATTATCCAGTTTTGTGTCGATCGTGATCGAGCCGTCATATTTCTGTCCGGGCACGAGTTTCACCTCCTCTTACCCAAGCAGGGCATTCAATCGATCCCGTTCTTCCTTTTCCTCTTTGGACAGTCGCGGTTTGATGACGCACAGGTCCTTATTTGACCTCCAGAATTCCTGTTCCCATTTTTCGAGCTTTTTACCCTTAGACTTTTTCTGCCGCAGGGATAGCACCTGGGAAAACACGCCTTCATGGATTTCCATGAAGTAGCCCATGAAAGTCCACCAGTGAATATACTGCGCGGATCTCGTCTCGCATCCGGCCACGGAGTTGATCGCCGGAAAGAGGATCCGCTCATCCTGCTCCCAGTCCATCAGCCGCGGGCTGCGTCCTTCTTTCGGTTCTTCCCCGCAGTCGATGAACCAGATCGCTCTCATGTAAGCGTCTGTGTAGCACTCCTTCGGGATCTCATCGAAATCCTCATACATCACGTAGAGGCATATGAACATCTTTTCCCGGTCATCCAGTTCCGGATCATTGAACGCGGTGATGATGTTCAGGACATCGCGGTAATCCGTCCTGATGGCGTATTCTTTCCCGCCGACTTCAAGGGTTTTCGGAAGTTCGCCAATCATTTTTTGCCCTTGCCGTACTTATTGACGTACTTTTTCATGCGCGTGCTGATCTTGGCGGTTTCCTGTTCGAACTGGGCGGAGATAAAGGCCCCGACTTTCTCCAATGCCGTCTCGCAGTAGAAGATCCCGCCCACCGGGGAGAAGGGATGCATTTTCCCGAAGAATGCCTCTGACATATTGCCGCCGAAAATGTAATCGCAGGCCTCGTAAAGGCGCTTTTCTGCCTCTGCCAGGGCCTCCACAGCTGCCATATCGTTCTCATCTGCAGTGCCGTCCGAATTGATGTTTACGGACTCCAGAGGTGCCACGATCTCATCGAACTTTGCCATCCTCTCATTGTATCTGGAGATAATCCCGACATCCGTGGGATGGAAGTAGAACACGCCGATCTCATCACCGGAAAGGTTCCGGATCGGAACTTTTTTACTGCCGTCATCTATGACGATTTCCAATGCGTCCTGTCTGATCTCTTCCGCCATAATTTGCCTCCTTATGTACGCACAAAAAAGGGATCTCAGCTTTTGCGCTGAAATCCCTTAGTTATCATTCCTGTCCGGTCCATCAACCGGCCGCCGTATTCGCCGTGAACGTCTTGGTAGTCATGTCGAAGGTACCCTTCACGCGGTTACCGGCGTTATACACGGTAAACGGAACCTGCACGCCGGAAGTATCGCCGCCGACGGTATTCGGTACCACATAGCAATCCTCGCGATATGCCCAAAGGACAGTACCGTCAGCGCCTACCAGGACATCCACCTTTGTGGTCAGGCAGCCATCACCGGTCAGACGGTCATTCGCGATCGTGCAAAGCTGATTGAACAGCGGATCGCCCTCGTATGCATAGAACGGATCAACCTCAGACTGAACCTCGTATCCGTTGTGCTGCACGTTCTGCTCACCCAGGATGTTTTTATTGACCTCAACATCCGGATTCAGCTCTTCGTTGTACTCCTCCAGGTCCTTGCCGAGACGAACATAATTGACCGTATCGCCGCCGAAGGAAGCATCAACGTAATGGGCGAGATATTTTCTCTCGATCTTTTTTCCTGCCATAGCTTCTCTCATCCTCTCATGTATGTAATCTTCAACTGTATCTGGTATTTCGCCGCACTGCTTCCGACCTGCACCGGATATCCGGTCAGTGTCGGAACGATGGACTTAATACGCCCGTTTTCCCATTCCGGGAAGTTCCGCGCCTCATTCTGCTCCAGGATCCATGCCACTACATCCTGATAAAATGCAAGGTTTGCAAGGTTCTGCTGCACATCGGCCCCGTAATGCTCCTTCGACGCGAATATGAAATTCTGCGTCTGAATGTCATCGGGCACCTCTTCCCCCAGAATGTTTTCATGGTATCGGATGGTAGAGGGCACCGAGTACACCGCATATTCTGTCGGGCTTTCCGCAAGGTAATCCGTGCGGAACCGCTTCCCGCTCTGTATGACCGGGCATTCGCGGAACCATGCCCGCAGTTTTTCTGTGTTATTGATCGTTGCCATCTTTAACCTCCGGTAGCTGCCGCCTGCGCTTCAGCGATGATATCATGCAGGTGATCGGCTTTCATGCGCTCGAACCAGTAGGACCCGGCAAGCGGGTTCGGATCCGGACTGTACTCCAGTGGGCGGCCCGTCGGGTGCTTTGCTCTCCCCGGAGGGGAAAACCACCGTGTAGGCTCTCCGCTGTCATCCTCGAAAACGGGGATGTTCGGGCCGTACACCTCACCATAGTACATGTAATGGGCATACGGTCCGGGGTACACCACTTCGCCGCTTCCGATCGCCGTCACGGAATACGGGCTCTTTGCCAGAGTCCCGGTTTCCCACGGTACGTACTGCATATCGTACCGGATCACGGCTGCATCGATCACCTGCTGCACCTTCCCGCCTGTTTCCAGGTTGAACTTTGCAAGCAGATGCTCCGTATCCAGATCCATAAATTCCTTTTTGGCCTTGAATTCGATCATGATCCGACCACCTTCCAGTGCTGCGCATTCGGGCGCTTTGTGCTGTCCGTCACGCCGAGGATCGTCACGATCTCCCCGTACCGCTGCATCAGCTGTGCGGGTGTCGCGGAATCCGTCTCTGCACCGTGAACAATGATGTCACCCTGCCGCAGTGTGAATACTGTATTAGGATCACCTCCTGCGTACGCCACGGGCGGGACATACGCTTTGCCTGAGAAATCCGCATCGACGGGGATGCGGATCGTGAATTTGTTTGCTGCCTTCAGCCCTGCAGAGTCCACAGCAGATGCGATCTCGCAGTACCATGAGACTCCGGTGATGATCGTGGGATAGTAGACGTCATATCCATCCCCGTCATCCAATTTGGCGTTGAAAACCGTAATGGTCTCATTGCACTCTTTCATCACAGATAGACTCCCCTATAGAGCAGCGGGGTGCCCTCATCGTCTTTTACGCCGTAGAGCAGGTTCCGCGTCACCTTGTACGCGTTTTTCTCCGCTGCCTCCTGCTGTTCGCTCACGCTGCCGTAGCTCTCCGAGTATCCGTCCGTATTAAAGGACGCGATCACCGGATTCGCCGCCTGCGCATCCACGCCGAATTTGCTGTCAACCTTGACCAGCTGCATGATGCACAGCTTTACCTCTTCCGGGACGGATGCCATGTTCTGCACACGGCTGTCCGTCCAGTAATCGATCTGCTTCCGGGCCTTGAATTCAGCCAGGACGAATTCCGTCTCCGGGAGGGTCCCGCCATATGTGTTCTTATACTCGTCGTATGTCAGATACATAAGTGTGTAGCTCCTCCCATCTCAAACACTCAGCCGCCGGATCAGCCCAGGGAGATGATACGTGCGATGGCGATTGCCTTGTGGTCGATGTACTGCGTGGTGGTTCCGGTGGATTTAACCAGTTCCCAGTTTGCGCCGTTCTCCAGTTCCGCATCGGTCGGAGACAGGGATACCATCTTGGACTTGGTGAAGGAGATACCATAAGGAGCAAAGCTCTTTCTCTGACGGGAATACAGAGTATCCTGACCGCCGTTCTTAGCCGGATCACGATCGGTCTCATACGGTACCTTCGCACCGCAGTCGGTGTACTCGATCGCGCCATCACCCAGAACGTAGGTGGTGTACTTAGCTGCATCACCGGAAGCATCAACCGGCATATTGTCATCTACCAGAACGGTGCGGCCATTCAGGGTGCCGATTGCCAGATCTCTCTGCATACCGGAAGCATCGGTGTACTTCAGGTAGGACAGGAGACGGAGGTTCTCCAGGTTGGTAGCAACATAGGAGTGCATGATCGCCAGGGAGAATTTGCCCTTGTTATCGCCGCAGGCCTTCTGCATAGCAACGTTCATCGTGGTGCCGTCCATAACGCCGGTCACGCCCTCGCTGTTCTGTACAGCGGAGATGTCCAGAGTATGGTTTTCCACGAACTTAAGGTTGGCAGCTCCGGTCATGTTGAAGATACCGTTCAGGATGTGAACGATCGTGGCCTGATCGACCTCTTCCCAATACTCGGAGATCTGCTGTGCTACGTTCTCCAGGAAGTCAACGCCTCCGGTGATATCGTAGCTGAAATCGCGCTCTACCCATGACTGCGCACGGCCTACGACCACACGGGAATGGCTGAACGTCACGGTATCGTTAGAATCGATATCGGTGTTGCCATCATAGTTCTGGACTTCAGCACCATTGATCAGGCCGTACAGCGGCGTGGTCAGATAGTTGCCGCCCACCTGATCGGCCATGGCGGATGCAAGATCCGGTCTCGGACGGATTGCGCGGGAGCGGATCAGCTCGTTTCTGTTCAGGTTCGGTACGCGCTCAACGTACTTCTGAAATACTTCAGCGTTAAAATACTTGTTATCAAAAATACCAGGCATGATTTATCTCCTTTCTGGTATGCGTGGGAGATCAGTCATCAAAATTGATCTCCAGGTTAGGATTTGCGTTTTTCAGCTTCATCAATTCAGACAAAGTCATCTTTTTCGGGGCCGGTGTTGACTTTCCGGGAAGCACGATTGTCGGGGCCGGTGTCGGTTCCGGTGTCGGCGCGGGTGTCGGCTCCGGTGTGTCTTTTACAAAAGCGCCGGGATCACTGGTCTGGTACTTCGTCACGAAGTCCGTGTAGCCCATCAACACATCGCCGTCCTGCTTGAACTGCTGCGCGATGGCCTCCCGGATGAACTCCTTCTTCGCCGCTGTGCTTGTGAACTTCAGTTCATTCGCTCTGCTCCTGATCTCATACTCATAAGCCTGCTGCGCGTTTTTGGCTTCCCATGCCTTGCTGTCCTTGTCATACTTGGACTGCAGGGATGCAAGCTGTTTCTGTGCTTCCGCAAGCTGCCCGGCGTCTGCCTGTGCTGCGGTAAGCTGTGCATTCAGGCCCTGCAGGTCTGTATCCCTCTGCGTGATCTGTCCCTGCAGATCGCTTACCTGTTGGGTGAGGGATCCCACCTTGTCATCGTACTTGCTGCGGCTGATGTATCCGCCCTCTGACAGGTCCGCGAAACGGACGTGCTTGGTCTTGTCCGGCTGTGCCGCATTGATCTCATTGATCTTTGCTTCAACCTGGGCGAACAGTTCATCTCCTAATGCTTCCTTCAGTGTCATTTTGACCTCCTCTTTCTGCGTCCGCACTGGACGCTATAAAACCTTTTTATGCCCATGTTTAGGGGTAATCTCCGGAATTTGTATAGCCGGGTCCGGGCCGGATGTATGAAAAAGCCCCCGATCATTTCGGAGGCTTTATCAGCATATTATTCGACGGGAGCCGTACAGAAGTACACGCCCGGAACTTCGGAAAAGACATCCTTTGCGATGTCCTGATACAGTGTCGTTTTCAGGCCATTAAAATCACTCAGATCGTCCGCGTAGAATTGGACTACCTTCGGCTTGAAAAGTACAAAATTACGGTCGAAAATACCGTCCGTAGCTTCCACAGAAAAGAAAGCGGGATTGCCTTTAAACGCTTTCTGAAACAACTGCAGGCGGGTCAGTCCGCGAAGGTTTGCGGGAATGACTTGGATCTTCACCGTTACACCTCCGAATGTTTTCTCTGTGGGGAGCAGCTGCGTCAGTGCATCCGCTTTTTCAGATCCCTCGACGTAGATCCTGATGATATGGGCTTCTTCATCGTAGTCCGTCTTGATGTCCGGATCTTCCGCAAAAAGCGCCTCGATCTCACTGTAAAGGATCGCCCATGGTGGGCTCAGTTTTAATTCTTCCATGCTGTTCTCCTTACACTTTCACCATCTTGAAGCCCTCGACGCTCATCCGATCTTTTCGGGCCCTCAGTCCTGATGCGCTTACTACTTCCTGATACTTCCGCGCCAGGGAATTGATCCGGATCTGGCACTCCTTACGCAGCACGTCATCACCCGCGATCCGCGCTGCGTTTGCGGTATCTTTTTCCCGGCGGACCTGTGTTTCAATCTTGCGCATGAGCTGCGATGCCTGATAGATCGTGTAATGCTTCCCACCGATCATGCATCCCGCTTCGTTGTCCTCTTTCCATCGGTTCAGCTGCTCATCGCTGTACTGCCGCTTGGAGTATTTTGTGGAAAAGGCCATCGCAATGTGCATACAGTTCCATTCGCCGATCGGACGCCGGATCGCTTCGAAGTGGTGTCCGTCTACATCCTGAAAAGGCTGCTCGGACTGCAGCTTCTCGAATTCCTCTTTCAGGAAAACACGCCCCTGGATCGGTTCATGATCCGGTGCGGATCTTGCATGGGCTGACAGCTCATAAGCGTCATACCCCAGTTCCTCGCCCATCATGATCGATCCCTGCTGTGCGATCTGGTTCGCCCCATCGATGATGTTCTGCCTGATCGCGGTATCCAGTCTCCTGTGATACCCCGACGGATATTGCATCTGCAGGCCGTTGTATCCGATTTCTCGGATGCTCCTTCGTGTAGCAGATTTGTAATCCGTCAGTCCGCTGCTCACCGCAAGCACCGCATTATCCACGGTACGCCGGTAGGACGATGATGCGATCGTCGTGTTCGACATGTTCATCAGCGTCCCTGCCGTCTGTCTGCTGACGGCCTCGGTATAGTGCCGGATCCGCGCTTTGGAGACTTCCGAAAGCGGGGTTTCCTTCAGCGCCCGGACAAACCGTGGACTGGTATAGTGATCCGCCATGGCCCGCTCATACAGATCATACAGATCCGGGATCGTCTTGTTCATGGCGTCTGCCAGTTTCGAATTGATCGCGGCCATATCCGCATTCATTTCCGCGAATATCTCGATCATGTGCATCGTAGACGGGATCAGCTTTCCGATCTTCGCCACCTGTGCCGCGATCGTCTCGATGTAGAACGCATTCACGTCCTCGAAACGCGCCATCAGCTCATCGACTTTCTTGTTAAGCTCTGCCTGCGTCACTGACTACCACCACCCGGCTGCGGCTGCGGTTCGTCGGGCTCCTCCGGCTCTTCCGGTTCGGGAAGTGGGCCGCCCCCGTTTCCTTCATCGTCCGGCTGCGGCGGCATCATGGCCTGCATGGCATCCGCGCTCTCCTGAGTGATGCTCTCGATCGCGGCCTTTGCCTGTGCTTTCGTCTCTCCGAAATACCATTCGCGGAATTCCGCCTTGCTGATGATCCCCGCATTGAGCATCATCAGACGCTCCTGCATCTGCGCATCGGTATCGGTCAGGATGGAATCATCCCACTCGAAAGAGACGTCATATTCGCCCTCCGGTGCCAGATTGTAGGTCGTGGCGTATTTGTCCATCACGCGGACTACTTCTTTCAGGCACCTCTCCAGGGCGACCTGATTGTCCGATATGGTCGTGAAGGACCGCTGCTTGATGATCTTCATCTCCGTGGCCGTACGGGCCTCCACGTTGGCATCTGACAGCGTACCGCGTGACAGTCCGGTCAGATCCTCGATGCGGATCAGAAGTTGGTTCAGGCCGTTAATCAGGCTCGTGTCACGGATATTCGGGCTGAATACCTCATACAGATCCCGATCGCCCTTGTCGATGTCTACCGCACGGAAAAGGCGCTTATTGAGCTTGGGCATTTCCACGCCGCCACCCTCGGCCCGTCTTGGCCGGAGTGCCGTCGGATCCACGTCGATTGCAAGCTCGGTGCCCTTGTACTCCCACAGCAGACGGGAATACTGGATATCGGCCTGCTCGATCAGGCTGATCGCCTTCGCGTATACGGACGCGCCCAGGGGACTGTCAATATCGATGCTGTTCGCGGTTGCGACCTTGTACCACCCAAAGAGCGGCCCCTCGGAGTTTTTGACCGTGGCCTGCTCCTGCAGGCTTGCCCATCTCTCTACGTCCTGCAGGCTGATCTCTACGCCCAGGTTATCCTCCATCGTGGACTTGAAAGCCCTTTGTGTGATCTCTACGTCCTTGCCCTTGACCGTGTGCCGCTCCAGTCTGGTATAGATGGTTTTGCCATCCCGGAACACGTCCGGGATGATGACATCCGACAGATTGCCGTCATCATCGAAGGCCAGAGGATAAACGCCCCAGTCCATCGCCCAGTCAAAATAGATGTGGCCGTCATCGACGTTCGGATACGGCTTGATGATCATGCCGCCTGCCGCGCATCCCTGCTCCAGTTTGAGCCGGAGGACGTTCATCAGCTTTTCGAATTCGGCCTTCAGGTATTCCGCGCGTGGGTTCATCACATCTTCCCCGTCATCGTTCTGCGTCTCTCCGTTCGTGTCCTTGCCGGTGATGTTCCACTTCATCTCCAGGACCACCTGCCGGGCCACCTCAGAAGAAATAAACGCGGGAAGGTTCAGGGACTTGATCTCTTCCTCCCCACCTACCCACGGAGGCTGATTGATATATAACCGGTACCACGTATCCAGGGCATTGACCATCTGAGTTGACAGCGGTGTCTCGATGCTTTCCGCCTGCTCGATTGATCTATACGGTATCATCCGCCGAAACACCCCCTTGATCCGTGATAACAGTAATCCGAATATGTTCATACATACTATTCTCCAATGAAAAAGCACACCCGAAAAAGGTGTGCTTTTCAATCGCTTTTATTGTTTCTCATTCCGATGACGTGCCGATCAGGCTTTCTGCCCTCGCGGCCATGCTCCCCATCAGCTCTGCAATGTCTGCATACACGGATGCATCCAGGTTCCCGGTCTCCGCACTGTCCTGCACTACGATCGCCAGGGACTGCATCATCCGTAAAATGTCTTTGGCGTTATCCATTCGATCCTCCATATTGACGGACGCAGCGAAACGCGCTATACTCAGGATGTTGACGCTTCGCTGTGTCATCGATCAGGCAGCTGTTACTTTCTCAGGGTGATCAGCTGTCTTTCTTTTTGTCGATTTCCTGTTCCAGAAGTTCGATCCCCCTCATGATCGCGTCTGTCCTTGTCGTTTCCAGTGCATCAGCACAGCTCTGGATCCGCTTCGACTCTTCCTGAGTGAGCCGGATGTTAAGGTTGACGTTCCGGGGATTTTCCTTCGGAGGGCGGCCTGTCTTAGGACTCATCTTTATCACCTCACTTTCTGCCCCTGCAATAATTATATTATTGCGCGTGCAAAAAGTCAAGCTCTATATGAACCCGCCATCATCCCGTGACCAATTCAGCCACGCACCTTATTTTAGTCCTGTGTAGCATACCGCTCCCCCGGTATTCGTTACTGGCCTTTGCGCTTGTAGACGCGCTCCATGGCATACCGGGTCATATCGATCGAATGGTTGTTGGCGTCCGGATAGCTGCTGATGATCTCATCGTCATCCGTCCGCTCATACTCATATTCCGAAAACTCCTGTGCAGTGTACGGGCACCGCACCGGATCGATTACAATCTTTTTCAGGGATTGCAGCCATTTCATACCATACCGCACACTGTCCGGACCTTTGATTGCCGGCCGGCACAGAGAGCCGTAATCACGATAGTCTCCGACGGATTTCTTTTCCGCAGAATCCGCAGTGATAAGATCCTGACTCGTTACGCCGTGCTGCATAACGAGCCGGTTCCATGTCTCTGCATTCGATGTTTTCCAGCATCGCATCTCATCGAAGATATAGAGGATTTTCCGATTGCTGTCATACTCCATTTTGCCCCAGTGGAACGGATCCGGGTACCATCCCCAGTCAATCCCCATGTAGATATTGGCAAAACCTGCGATCTCTGCATCCGTGATCGGCCGCAGCTCCAGGTTGTCGAACACTTCGCCGCCGGTACCGACCGCATCCCCCAGGTACTCATGCTGATACGCTCTGTAGTTGGTCTGCTTCAGGTCTTCTGCATCATCAAAGAACTGCTGCCCTAACCAGTCCGGAGGGACCTGCAGATAGCAGCTCTTATGTCGATACGCGCCCCTATGCGGCTTCAGGACATACTTGTTTGCCCAATTGGCCTTGCTGATCGGAGGGTTGAAGGACTTGAACACCACGTATTTCGGGCCGCCACGAAGAACAGACTGCTGCACGGATCGGATCTCCTCCTCACCGGCGAACTCGTCAAGCTCCTCGAACCAACAGTATTTGATATAGCCCTTTGATACCTTGATGGACTTCAGCTTTTTGGCCTTGTCCAGTCCTCGGAACAGGATCACCTGTCCGGTGGGCTTATAATATGCTTTCTGCGGGTTGACGGTTGTCCGCCACAGCTCATTCACCCCCAGGGCATCGATCGCCCACAGGATCTGCTCAAACACGGACGTGCTGATCGTGCTTGCCACCTTACGGAAGATCACCGCATTCGCTGCAGGATCATCCATGATCCCCATTACGATCTCGACGGAAATGAAGGATGATTTTGTGGATCCACGGCCACCATACAGATCGTAGTAAACATGTCCGCCTTCCACGACATCCCAGTGTACCGGATAGAAGGCCGGAGCGATCACGTCCGTCAGCCGGACTCCTTTATTCGCCGCTGCCGCCATCTGGTGTAGCTTCGTCCTCCGGCTTCTGCAGCTCGTTGAACACTGCCGTCTCTGTGTTCACCGTGACGGTACCCTTCGGGATGTCGTTGATGATGTTCACCGCCGCGCCCTTGTTCTCTTCGCCCTTGTCCTCCTGCCATCCACGGAAGTTCCGCTGCAGGTTGAACATGGCTCCTCTCGATCCGTCTCTCGATACGAGCTGCTCCTCATAATACTGTTCCACTCTCGACTTTGCCAGAAGGACCGTATCCGTGAATTCCTTCTTAGCCTTGTACAGCTGCAGGGCTGTCCTTGTCTTAAAGCCCAGGGCAAGCGCCAGGCCCGTGATCGTGGGCGGCTTCTTGTCCAGATATACCGGGTTGCCCCACCTGTCAATGATCGGATCACCGTTGTGGTCGATCAGCAGCTTACCCTCGCAGGCCTTGAAGTATTCGTCGATCTTCTCCTGCATTTCTTCCGGGGTTTTATACTTCGGCGCTTTGCCGTACGTATTGCCCTTTTCAAATGCCATACGGCCCACCTCCTTTACGCCAAAATAAAACCGCCCTCATCGGACGGTTTGATCTCATTTCTTCTTTTTGGTTTCTGTCTTTGTCTTGCCTTTGTTCTCCTTGTCCCACTTCTCAGCGGCCTTGCGCATGTCCGCGTTGAAGTATCCGGCAGGTTCCTTGTATGTGATCTTTTTGTTTTTAGCCATGGTCTAACCTCCATCACATATATTTCTTCAGTTGGTTCCAGATCGCTTTGCTTGCTTTGGCCGCGCCATCCCCGTTGCAGTAGTGATCCGCCACGGCCTCCGCGATGCATTCCGCATAGCTGTCCTGTGCATACCCGGAGATCGTACCCGCCCATGCAAGCGTTCCACCTTTTCCGTGGACGGCCTTATACGCGGCGTCTACAATCTTCTGCGCTGCGTCGTACATATCCGCCGTGCCCATCTTTTCCGCGATATGCCCGGTCAGAGCGTGACCCATCTCGTGGAACGTGACCGCCTCGGTCCCGGTATAGCTCCCGCGTCCGGGATGGAAGTGCGTCGCAACGGATGCATCATAGATCGCGTTCATCTTGCCGATGTCTGTATATTCCCGGTTGATCGCGATATAGCCATCCGAGCTGTAATACCCAAGAGTGCTTGATCTGTCAATCCCTCCAAGCTCTGCAGCATAGACGAAATTAACGGAGTCCATGACGTCTTTGAAATCTTCCTGGATCTTCGCCACGCTTGCATTGATCGCGTCTACGAAATCCTCGTTGTCCCTGTCGTGACGGTACGACCATACATCCGTCTCGCTGATGATATTGATACTGGCCCCGCCGCCCTTACCAAGTGACGGCCCGGTCATTCCCGAACTGCCTCTGCCCATAGTATACCATTTTTCGGCATGAAAAAACCACCTATCGGATGATAGATGGTCATTTCTTCTTTGCCGCCTTTTTCTGCTGCTGTTTCTTGTTAAACGCCTTGACGGCTTTTCTCCTGGCCGCGTCCGGCTTGCTGACTGTCAGCCCATATCCGTCTGACGTGAACCGATCGAAATCGCCTCTGTCTGTTTTCTTTGTAGCCATACCTGCCTCCTACTGCTTATGAACCCTTACCACGACTTCGATCTGGTTAAGGTGCATACTCTCATCGATGCGGCTGCCCTTCGGATGCGCTTTCGCTCCGGAATACTTCACGCCGACGATCTCATAGTTCTGGTTCCCGGCTGCGCTCGGAGCCATAACCAGTTCACCCAGTTTGTTCTCCTTGCCGGATCTCCAATCACGCTTCGACGATACGCCAGGCATCATGGATTTCACATCGGCATCCACCTGATACGTGACTTTCACATACCTCTGCAGGAATACCTTTCTGTTCCATCTGCTGTCATCGCCCAGGGCTGTCTTAAAGTCGTTCACAGATCCGGAAACGAATTTGTTTTCGCCGTATCTTACGCCACGCAGGAGTGAGTCAAGATCTGACGCGGACATCGTTGTGGCATCAGGATTGACCACGCCCAGGCTTTCAAGGATCGTATTCAGGAACCCTGCATGATCGTACCTTGTCATCGTGATGTTCTCTCCGGTATTGTGCATTGCTCCGAGCAGGCTGTCTCTGACCGTCTCCTGTTCCTCGCTCAGCGGAATGCCCTGCGACATCGCCCAGTTCAGATCCTGCGACGGTGAGTGGAGTCCGTCAGCTGCGGGATTTGCCCACGCATCTTCTACTTCAGGGTCCGTGTACACCTCGGACGCGCTCTTTTCGGCATCTGTGAGCTTCTGCTTTTCGTAATATGCATCGATATCGCTTTCACTCAGCTCATGATAGTCCCGATCATCGCGATCCTTGAAGCCCCGCTCATCCTCTTCCGGTTCGCCCGGTGTAGCCGTTCTCTCGTCGGTTTCTTCCGGCTCCGGCGCTCTCGCCACCTTCACCCCGGTGATACCCGATCTGCCTCTGCCCATATCTTACTCCTTACGGCATCAAAAAAGCAACGGTGATCTGCTGATCATCGTTGCTCGTAAACCGCTGTATTCAAATGCTTATTTTTTCTTCTTATCCGTCTTTTTCTTAGGCGGTACGATCACGCCTGTTCCGTCAGGATTGATCTTCACCGTTGTGCCCTTCGGATAAATCGTCCCGATCGTGGGTGCCCCGAACCCTGTTCCTTTTCCTTTGGCTGTTCCCATGGTTTACCTCCTTAATCTGCCCGATGTGCCATAATCATGCGCTTCGTGCATCAAATACTGAATTTCGACCGTGTAAATATCGCGCTTTGCATCGTACGTGGTGGCACCGACGCGGAAAACGGCATCGCGATTTGTCATGTACTCACGCTGTTCTGCCGCCCATCCGTTGATTCTGCTGTCTCCAATCCACATACCCGCTCCGGTCGTGCCTCCCGGGATGGTGAGCTTGTATTCGATCCGCTTGCTGCTGTCTCCGATCGTCAGGCCTTCTGACGCGGCTCCGAATGACATGCTGCCCTTTGACGTGATGATCTGTCCGTTCATCGCCTGCAGCTCTGCGATCGTCGCGCTTTTGTGCCTCGCGCCCAGGACCAGCTGCGCATCGGATCGCCGTGTGAGTACCACGCCGGTATCGAGCGTTGCGCGATCGAGGATGTCATCATACCGCTGCGTCAGTTCCTTGTCCTCATCGCTCATCGCGTCCCAACCTCTGTACTGCTGACCGCGCATAAAATGCCCGCCCGTCCAATCTCTGAACGCGGACCGATCGTCACTGTCCATACCCCCGATCAGTTCATCGCAGTTACTGTGATCCCTAAAAAATTTAACCTGCTCCGAGCCATCACCATCGTATGTCCACCCGCCTGATGCTCTGTCCGGGAACGATCTGGCGCTTCCACCGGATTTTCCAGACTTTCCGGACGGGCCCATGCCCGATCTGCCTCTACCCATAGTATACCACCCGCTTTTATGTCAGTCAATTGTATTTGACTCTTTGCTTCTCCACTTATCCACAAATGACGGGATCTGAACGATCCTGTCTCTCCCGGTCTCTATCTCTTCCGGGATCTGCCCCTTCCAGATGATCTTCACCGGATTAAGCCTCCGGATCATTTCACTGTATCCTTCCAGGAGCCATGATTTGAGTTCTGCAGTCCAGAGCATTCCGACCGACGTCATCGCCACCACGCTGTTCTGTGGTTCACCATCAAAGCACCAGTCGAACGTATCCGGATCGCCCCATGTGATCGTAGGTATGACCGTGATCCCGTGCATCTGCCAGTACGCGCCGAGCCAGTGCTTTTTGTAGTGGTTGAATATCTGTATCGCTTTCGGAAAATCCGTATAGATCGAAAAGTCCGGAGTGCATACCGCCTGAAAACGGCTCAACATATTGAGGTACACGTCCGGCTGCTTCCAGACTCTCTCGAACTGGTAATCATCGACGAAGAAGTGAACGCCGTGTAGCTCAGGCTCTTCACACCCTTTCGCGAAGTTCCACCCGATCCAGTTCTCCACCGGGCACTCCCCCGTTGGCCCCAGGATCGGAATGTCGTATTCACCCTCACCCACGAAGTACGCCTTCTGCAGGTTCTCGTAATTCCTTGTCTCTCTGTATGACATTCGCCCATTGCCTCCACGTAAAAAGCCCCCAACACGTCCGATTGAACGTATTGAAGGCTTTATAGTCGGAATTCCATGGGCGTACAAACCGGAGGGACCGGAGGGCTGTATTTGCCCCTGTGGGACGGAGGCTTGTCCCTGCCCCCGCCTTGCACGAATTCCATGGTATAACATAGCACAGGTCAGGCGGGACAGTCCGTGACACGCGCCAAATTTTTCTCGTCGGTCTCCCGCAGGTACCGATAGCAGCGCTTCCGGGCTGACTCTCCCTCCATGACATCCCCCATCCTCTGTGCCACCTCATCCCATGACATGCAATAGGCAAACCGGTATTCGAAGATCTGCCGCGTCTTGCTGTCCTTGATCCCGGCGATGTACCGCTCCAGACGGTTCCGCTCGTGGATGCACTCGATCTGCTTTGCGTGAAGGATCGCTTTCAGGTCTACTATCTCTGCTGCCAACTGCTCGACCATGCTCCGGGCCGGGCCTTTGCCGTGGGGCATATCGTCGATCACAATCGCGCTCACCCCACGCTTTGCCTCCAGATCCTCCAGTTCTTTTTTCAGGTTCTTAATCTCTAAATTCAGGTAATAAAGCTGTGATAGCTCTTTCGTTGTCAAGATTGCCGATCCTCCCTCGCTCGATATATCCCGGACACCGCTGAACGCCATCGCCCACTCTGCACATCACTGCCGCCGTGGTATCCTCCCCATGCTTTTCCATCCGCCCCAGGGCTGCCCCGATCCAGTAACAATCCCTGCAGCGCTTACGCCGATCACATCTCAGGCACTCGCACACCACTACGCACATATTCAGCCCTCTGATTTTTCTTCATCATCTTCCGGCTGCGCATCGGGGCCCTCCCCGTACATTTCCGCGCATAATTTACTATTTGGCACGAAAAACACGCAGGCCCCGTCCGTGACAGCACATCTATAGCCGTGATACTCATCCGTTATCATTGCACATGAACACCCCGCCGATTTCATTTCCGATCGTCCTCCTGCTTTTCCAAATAATCCAACAGCTTAGAAAACGCCGCTGCCGCTTCCCGCATCTTCAGTCCGCATAACGTGGCGATGAATGCATCATCCCAGTCTGCATCAATCGCCTTTTTCGCCGTCTCCTGCAGATCCAGGATCAGCCGTCTGTACTTCTGCATTTCCATTCGCTTTTCTCTCCCTTGCTGCGTCTCTCAGCATCTTGAAAATCGCCGCTCTGCGCTCTTTCTGTGCCTTGCACGGCTTGCCGCAGTATTTAAACCGCCTGCACGCCGTGCACAGCCCACCGAGCAGCCACTGCTCATCAGCTTTGTGTTCTGCCTGTTCGCTCATCACATCCACCTCTCCCAGTTCTGCAGATAGCATCCCGTTATTACAATTATCACGCCGACCAATCTACCCAACCAATGATCGTGACGCTGAACAACCACAGTGCCAAGTGCTATAACCGCAACCCCTAAAGCGTTCACTTCGTCACCTCCCACACGTTCTTTGTATTTGCAGGTATCAGGTCAATGTCTGCCCTCATGACCGCATTCCATTTCCGTATCAGCTTCCGCCGCGCTCTGTCCCTGTACTCTACTGCGGATCCTCCGGTTATCCGGATGCATAAATTCCGATTGCATACCGGACAGTGAATGTAATACGTCGGATAGCTGCTCTTGAATGGATTGCTTACATATTCGATCACACCGCGTCCCAGGCCTGCTATGTATTGAACCTCTACCGGCCTCCCGCACCGGCAAGGCTCCAATTTCGGATCCTTCGTCATGCTCTGTCTCGTGCCTCCTCTTTAGTAAGCCCTAACGCCATATACAAATCGATACTTACCCTTTTTCTCACTTCTTCAAATACGTCAAATATATCTTGCCAATCGTAATGGCCTTCTAAAGAGTCAAGAATTCTATAAAAATCATCCAGATCATATAAAGCGTTTTTTATCCTCATTCTCCGAAAACCTGCTCTTGTAAGCTCTGATGTCGGCGTTAATTTTGAATGACAACTATGACAAACCGCCATCCAATTTCCGGCTTTATCTCGTCCACCACATGAAAGCGGAATAATGTGATGTAATTCAAGTTTTGTTTCTGCACCGCACAATTCGCACCTTTGCTTCTGCCTCAAATAATCCATTCGTTTCTGATTACGCTGTCTCGCTTTACTCATCCAGGCAATCCCTCCTTTGCTCTATCCACCCTTGCTTTCAGGGCCGCCAATAACGCCTCCTGCGCCCCGTCTTTGCTTTCCAGTGACCGGATCACATCCTCATCCGTTCCACCCTGCACGATCAGTCTGTGAACGATTACGGGATACTGCTGCCCCTGCCTATGCAGTCTCTTGTTCGCCTGCTGATATTCCTCCAGGCTCCAGGTCAGTCCGAACCAGATCACATGATGGCCGCCCTCCTGCAGGTTGAGGCCGTAGCCGCACGATGCGGGCTGCGCTAACAGAACATCAATCTTTCCCGCGTTCCAATCCCGCTCATCGTTCGCGCCGGAATAGACGCGCACCCGCAGCCCCGTTTTTCCCAACACCTGCAGCAGCCGGTCCCGATCATGCTTGAAGTAGTAGTACACGAGCGCGTGCTGACCGTTGAGCTGCTCGATTGTCTCCATGAATGCCTCCAGTTTGCAGTCATGCACCTCCAGGATGGCCCCGTTCTCGTCGTACACGGCCCCGTTGCACAGCTGCAGCAGCTTGCCCGTCAGGGTTGCCGCCGTGGCCGCCGTCACGAGCTGATCCTCATCCACCGTCAGCAGCATGGTCCGCTCCAGTTCCGAATATGCTTTCCGGGCCTTTGGATCCAGGGCCACCGGGATATCGTCCACGATCATATCCGGCAGCGTCAGATAATCCTCAGACTTCATGCTGATGCAGATATCCTGCAGCTGTCTGTAAATTGCATCTGCCGCTCCTTCCTTCGGCGCGTAGGAAAAGATCGTGGTCCGGTTGCGCTTGTCCGGCAGAAAGTAGATCTCTCTGTAGAGTGAGATCGTCCGCCCCAGTCGTTCGCCCCCATCCAGTAGATACACCTGTGCCCACAGATCCATCAGCCCATGCGGGGACGGGGTACCCGTCAGCTCGATCAGTCTGCTGATATGGGGCCGGATCGCTTTCAGGGCCTTGAACCGTTTTGCCTGATGGCTTTTGAAGCTCGTAGACTCATCCAGGATCACGACGTCAAAAGGCCACGCATTCCCGTACAGCTTGACGATCCACGGAACGTTCTCACGATTGATAACATAAACGTCCGCGTTGACGCGCAGGGCGGCTTTTCTCTGCTTCTCCGTGCCAAGTACCACGGATATCCGCATATCCTGCAGATGGGCCCATTTGGCCGCTTCTGCGCTCCATGTATTTTCGGCCACCTTCTTCGGGGCGATGACCAGGGCTTTCCGGATGCAGAACATCTCATACTTCATCCTGTGTAGCGCAGTGAGCGTGATCACGGTCTTACCAAGTCCCATGTCAAGCCATGCACCCATAAAAGGCAGCTCGACCATTTTGTCCGTAACATATTGCTGATATCCGTGCGGCTTGTACTCTTTCAAAACGATCTCCTGTTTGTGTAAACGCCAATCATCCTGCAGATCTGATCGATCCCCTCATCACTGTCGATTGACTCGAACACGATGAAGCCCAACTTCTTGAATATCTCCTGAACATACTTCTGCCGTGGCCGTTCCGTTTTGCCCGGTGCTTTTGTCTCGACAAAGAATGCCTCCCCTCCCGGCATCAGGATGATCCGGTCGGGCACCCCGGTGAACCCGGGGCTTTCGAACTTCAGGCAGAGACACCCCATCGCCTCGACACGCTTTTTCAGTTTCCGCTCGATTTCTTTCTCAAGCATTATGTGACCTCCAAAACATCTCGCGCGTAAAAGTGCGCATTCACACAATATGTGCGCTCATCCTATCACACCCACCAAACCACTACAGCTCACTGCGACCCACACCCGCCAAACCACCACCTGACCAAACAGATATCACGCTTTCGCGTGCGCGTTATAGAGTACCTGCGATTAGGGCGTTTGAGCGTACATAGGTAGACCTATGTCCTCTCTATTTCTCTATTTCATATACTCTATAGAGAATTTTGTGATATTGTGATAAATACTAATAGACGCCCATTTTATGCGGGTTTCCGGGATCACAGTGTTTGTGATATTGCGTTATTTTGTAATATGGGAAAATCACAAAATCACAAAATTTCAGGCGTTTGTGATGAGATTTGTGATTTTGTGATATCGGGAACACAGCCCCTCTGCGTGCCGTATGTCATACCCGCGTAGAAGGACTTGTCCGCCCGTTTCCACCCCCTGCAGTTGGCCAGGCAGGCGTTGATCTCTTTCCGGTCGTTTGCTTTCAAATCGACTTTATTTTTCATAAAAAGCTCACACCAGATCTCAATTGCCGTTATTCTGTCCCTCTGTACGAGCTGATAATCGCCCTTTGCATTGGATGCCCAGTAGTCACGCCGCCGGTCCAGATCCCACTTCAGCCAGTCATGCGGGACGGGCTTCGCGATGAAATCCTGGATCATTCCCTCCATTGGGGAAACGTCCCTGTGCATTTCCTGATGTTCCTTCGCGGCCTCTTCCAGGGCTCCCGATAAATAAAGCTGCTCTCCCATCTGCCACCTCACTTTTGCTTCCGCCCAGATCTGTGCCACCACGTCATCCGTTAAGTCTTTCCAGACCGTGAGCGTGTGTAGCCGTTTCCCCACATCCACCGGCCAGAACCTGCGGTTCCCGGTCGTGTCCTGCAGGAAATCCATCTGATTGCACGTCCCGAAAAACACACATGAGCGGGGCTGCTCCTTCATATTCCTGCCGTACGCCGCCCGGTACCGATCGGCCCGGAGAGATAAGAACTGCTTGATCCGGGAAACTTCCGTCCGCCGGAATGCATCCAGTTCTGCCACCTCAACGATCCACACGCCCGGCAGCAGCTCCGCCGTTTCCTTACCTTCGAACGTGCGGATCGAGTCATTGAACCACCCATGCGAAATCCGGTCGAGAATGGTTGATTTGCCGATGCCCTGCGGGCCACACAGGATCAGCATATTATCGAACTTACAGCCAGGATCCATCGCCCGTGCGACCGCTGCGGTGAGGGCCTTCCGGCATACTGCGCGGTTGTACCCTGCAGCATCGTCCTCGGCTCCCAGGTAGTCGATAAAGAGCGTATCGAGCCGTGGGATGCCGTCCCACTGCAGGCCCCGGATATAATCCTGTACCTCGTTGAAAGCGTGACTCATGGCGTGGATATCGAGCGCTGCATCGATGTTGCCGCGCCCGGTGATCTGGTAGGCTTTCTCCATGTACCAGTACAGCCCATTGCTGTCCGTGTCCGACCATAAACGCCGCTTGCCATCGGTGGACCAGGGCAGCAGTCCAAGCACCTCACCGCGACCGGCAAATTCATTCAGTGCGAATTTCCCTTTCAACGCGGGATCGTGGTTTAAGATGATCAGGATATTGTCGATCGTGGGCTTGATCTGTCCCGTTTTCGTGTGAAGATCGAGCTTCTGCATCCAGTCCAGGCTTTCATCCTGATCGGTGCTGTTCACGAGCCCTTCAAAGTCCTTTATGGCTTCCTCGTGGCGCTCCTTTGCCATCAACGCGGAACAGATCGGATCAGCCACCGCGAACTCACACATCGCCGTAAAGCTCGGCAGGCGGTTGTTCGGCGTCCCCGGTGCAGCCTCATCATCCTTGTCCCCAAACTTATGCAGGCGGACCAGATCGAAACAGTTGACGAGCTTCCCGCCGCATGGATCCGTTGCGTGATGGGAATATAAGAACTTGCCGTCGTTGTAGACGATCGCGCCTCCGGTCGTGGATCCACCCAGGAATGTATAGCGGTTGGGATCCGTGTCTACCGGTTCATAAATGCCCGGCAGCAGCTTATCCATGACCGTCACGACGTCACCATAGGCACGGTTGAAAGCGCCCACCACGCCCGGCTTCGTATCAGGATCGCCCTGCTTTGTGGCCAGACGCTGATAGCTGACAGCCCCAGGAACCTGCGGCCATGCCGTGAAATCCCTCCAGTCTGTGTAGCTTTGCAAATAAGCATCAGCGCTCACCATCGGAGCATCCTTGTACTTGAATACATAGGTGCTGTCCGCACAGCAGGACGGCCAGTACATCAGGCGGGAAGGTTCGAAGGTGGTCGGATCTGCCATCTGAATGCCGATCTGCTGTGCCAGACGCCGGGCGATCGGTTCATACTCATCCGCCGTGACTGTCCGATCCAGGGGAAACAGCATCCGCAGACGTGGGGCCGTTTCGACGTGCTTTCTGGTAGAGTAAACCGCATAACAGCAGTTCAGGGCATCCGCTGCAGCGAGGATGCCGTCTGTCCCGTATGGCGGGATCGTGTCGAAGTCAAGCGTTACCACATCGCGCCCGGTCACTGCCGATGCTTTGCGGCGTCCGCCGTTGAGGGTTCCGGCCATGAAGCCGCCCACGTCTTTGAGATCGTCCTGCTGTGCCTTTTTCATCGCGAAATACTGCTGCAGTGTTTCCGTTCCGCGGGCAGGCACCTTCAGCTTGTCCCACAGCTCCCCGATCGTGATGGACTGTGCCTTCCAGTTCATGTCCTTCCGGCTGTTTCCGATCGAGATATTGAGCTTTCTGTCGTAGTTCAATTTCATTGTCTCATTCCCCTGTTTTCCCCGATTGCAGTTTATTATATTTGTCTGAAATATCATTTTAAGTCAAAAATAATACGCCGTCAACCGGGGCGTCAACTAAACTTGACTTCAGATATCTCCCTCTTTCCGGTGGATGGATCGGTCCGATGAAAACCCTTCCGGATACCTTTCCCACAGCTTCCAGATGTTCACCTCGGCCACCCTGCCCATCGTGTCCCCCAGGGCCTCACACGCCTCCGCAATCATCCACAGGCAATCCCCCAGTTCCTTGATCAGATGGTCCTTGTCCAGATCATGGCCCTGGAAAACCTTCTGCAGGATCCCGGCCACTTCCCCGGCCTCAGAGGATAATCCAAATACCGCATGGAACAGCTTCTCCCGGCTCGTCATGTCCTCCCTGCTTGTCCGCATTGCCTTCTTCTGGTACTCGTTCATGTCCATCGTCTTTTTCCTCCTCCCCACGGTGTAGCGCTTCCGCCTTCGCTTTATACTTGTAGGCCAGTTCCTTCCAGAGATCCCGCATACTTATAAGGGCTTCATTAGTTTTTCTAAGCTCTTCGATATCGGCATTTAGCTTTTTGTTATCGTCCTCCAGAGAGGCCATTCTGCCGCTTATCGCAGGTGCTTCATTCTGCCAGTAATCCCATGTGTTACTCAGCTTTTCATGAGCCTTTTTCAGCTGCTCATTATCGTTTCTCAGCTTCTCCAGTTCTTCGCACTTCTCCCGATACAGCTGATCAATCTTCCGCATCTGATCAGGCGTCAGCTCGGTATTTCGGTATTCTGTAAGTTCTTGGTATATCCGATCGAAGTCATTCACCAGATCCATCATTTTATCTTTGACCGTCATTCGCGTCCTCCTTCTGCTTCTCCTGCCAGATGACCGTTGATACCGTCTGCGGCTTCAGGCCCATGTCAATGGCGATGTCCTTTACGTCCCATCCGGCTCTCTTCAGTGCCATGATCTTTCCCCGGTCGATCTCGACTCTTTTCTTCACCGTGGCCCCGCTGCCTGCTGCTTTAGCCTGTGTAGCGGTTTTCTCCGGTTCCGGTTCAGGATCCGGCTCCGGTTCCGGTTCAGGATCCGGCTCTGGTTCCGGTTCAGGATCCGGCTCTGGTTCCGTCTCTGGTTCTGCCGCTTCCTCCTCCGGTTCTGGCTCTCCTGGATCTGTCTTTGTCCCGGACAGCATCGCCATCAAGTATTTATTCGGTACGCCGGCAGATATGGCATTCCGCAGAAGGTTGTTCTCCACGTCAGCCGCCACCATCTGATAGAAGTCCGAATACTCGACATTGATCGATCTATCGGTTCCGATTAAAAGCCCCATTTATGACCTCCCTACTCCTGCTAATTCCTCCATTGCGATAGCCCTGTTAAGGCGCTTCATGCACTCCGGGCAGTAATCCTCCCACTCTCCGTTGATCCGTACCGATTTCCATCCTGCCGCCTTTTTGGCGTCTACCGCATCATAAAAATCATACTCTGTTACAAGCTCGTCCCCGCATCCGTCGCATGTCGGCGTATAGCACCTTTCTCCGCCTTCCCAGGATTTTTCAATCGACATCTTCGTCCGTCCTCATATATGCTTTATTCAGATCCGTGTGCAGTTCGACCATACGCCTGATGCTATACAGTTCCCTGTTGGCATCTATCAGCTCATTCGTTACTCGATCCAGGCTAAACCTCTGATCGACAAGTACCTTGTGAATGTCGTGGAGCCACCCCGCCACCACGAAAACTGTTACAACTATGAAGGCCGCTCCAAAGATGACCCATGCTTCAGTCGATCCCATCTTCACCCTCCTTTACAATATGCCCCGCATTGCGGTGTGCCATGACTTCCTCTTCCGTGGCTGCGTATTCGCAAGTCGCATCATAACGCTTCCATTCGGATCGTGCATAGCACCATTCCCCGCCGTCGAAGAATGCACAATCAATGCAGCGTATGGGTTCTTTCATTCGCTCCTCCCCTCATAGCGCTTAGGCAGTGGCATCCATGCGGTAACCTCATCATTAGGATAACCACTCCAGAAGCTCTCGGTTGTCCCGGCATTGTAGTAGCGTGTTGTTACTGGGTTTGACAAAGGTGTGACGTTCGTAACAAGATAAAGTCCGCTCTTTTCAGGCAATCTCTCACTGCACGGTATCCAGGGCGGCGATGGCATATCTGTCAGGCGTTTGATCCACCCGTCTGTAATCTCCATCATGTCTTTTATTTGCTTATGGTGTTCCACGTATTCCGGGCAGTTTCCCGGATGTGGGATGTCAATTTCCCAAAGGCCCTGTTTAATTGCTTTCAGTGCTTCGATTGCATCCCATTTCTTAATCAGATCCATCGTTTTTCCTCCCCGCCCTTTACAACTCTGATCCCGGTTTCATCCTGCAGGCGCTGCTTCATGGCCTCGATCGATGTCTCACCGGACAGGACCCGCCCGAATGCCTCATCCACGCCCTGCATGGCTCTCCAGATCCTCTTAGGCCCCCATCCGAATTCATCCCGCAGGACCAGGCCGAAACAGGTCAGCATGACCTCGACGTCGTAATCCGCGACCCCATCTGCAGTCTTGTGCATCATCCGTCTCAGCTCGTCGGGCCGGAGGGCGATCTTGCCCTTCCGGTCAGCTATCCGCGCCGCTCTTTCTTGTTGTCTGCGTTCCGCTCTCCCCATGATCCGCCTCCCGCTTTACCTCTAACCGGTACTGTTTGCCCTTGTACCGGAATTTCATTGATTTCTTGTTCAGCAGCAGATACTGCGCGACGGCACCGCAAGCCTCATCTGTTACCTCCGACTTGCGGATCCATCCCTCGCCTTTCTTGTCCAGAACCCCTGCATAGATCCCGAACAGCCCACTCCCTACATGATATTCCTGCTCCATTTTCTCTCCTTCAGATTTCAGCGATCTTCTCCTTCACCGCTTTCGTTCTGTGTAGGTTTTCCACCACCTGCGCGACTGCCTCTTTGATGATCGCGTCCTTCTCAGGTTCTAACATTTCTTTGATCGCCTGCTGCACGTACCGCTTCACCGCGCTCTCCCTGTTGTAATTGGATCCGAATACAACGCCCATCACATCCCTGGCGATCTGCCGTCCGGCTTCTTTTTCCGCGTTCTCCTGGATCCTCTCTTCGTCCATGTCAAATGTAATAATCACCTGATGACTCATCATTCTCCTCCTTCTTCGTAAATGATCTCCAAGCCGTATTCCTTCGCGGCTTCGTGCTCAATTTTGCATCCCCTGGCATTCTCCCACCCCTTGCAGAAATACGCCGCATGGCAAAGGCTCATGTTTTCGAGGGACTTTGCAAGAAAGCAAAGCGGAATCTGTACAACGCCACGCTTTTCCATCTGTTCTCTGGAATACCATTCATCAGTAAACAAGGTGTTCACGATCTGGAAACCTTTTTCCTCAAGGACTTTGATAGCTCTTTCTCTCGTTTCGACAATCTCCTGTTCGGTCTTGTTGGCCATCGGCTGCGATAGCATAGCTTTCTTCATTGTTCTACCTCCCATCACACCTTAATCACCTGGTTTTCGAATTTCTTGTACGCGTCCAGATACCACTCATTTTTGTCCCCGTTGAACGTCATTTCGTAGTACATCCCGTCGGAAAGCGTACTTGACAGCAGGTATTTCCAATTCTGCAGGGTCTTGCATTTCCAAACGGTGTACACCGTAAATTCCGGCTCCGGATCAGACTTGTCCAGATGCTTTCTGATATAATCCGCGACGATATCGACCGCTTCGTCATCTCTGCTCATCATTCGTGTTTCGTTCAGCATTTGCTTACCTCCTTAAAACCATCTTCCCTGCGAATTGGAATTGATCTCCCGTCCGCAGTATTTACAGAACGCCTTAAAGTTTCCAAAGCCCAGATGGATGATTGATGTCGGTTCCGGTCTGTGCCATCCGAATTTATTGCACAGCCAGATCCGCAGCTGCTTGTACTTCTTTCTCATTCTCAATCCCCTCCACCAGATCATCCATCGTGCATCCGAGCGCCCAGGATATCCGGTACAGCGCGTATACCGTGGGCTGCCGTTTGCCGTTGACATACCTGCTCAGAGTGACATCCGTAAGCCCCGTACGCTGCGCAAGACGATTCTGCAGGATCCCTTCTTTCAGCATCCGGCTTCGGATGTTCTTTCCAATCGCCTCCGTGTTCATCGTGTGTAGCCCTCCTCATCAGCCCGTCCGTCTCAGCTGCTCCATGTCGATGATCGGTATCCGCTCTCCCTCTTTGAGGTACGCGCAGTTTGCTTCTACCAGGGCCCTTGCCACCGGCGGCGATACACTGTTCCCGATCTTCGCCACCTGCTCCGCTACTGTCATCGGCTTCCAGTCGATATCACACCCGATGATGTAATCCTCCGGAAAGCCCTGCATCACTTTCAGCTCCGTGGGCTTAAGCATTCTCAGGAAAATATCCGAGATGATGTACTGTTCGCCCTTGATCGTCAGCAGAACGTTTACCAGTCCGAAACGGTCCTTCGTTGTAATCGTTGCCAGTGGTTCCGAGATCTCCTGCCCGCATCCGGTCCCATAATATTTAACTAAGAAAGCAGAAATCAGTCCGAAATGGCCGGGGCTTGTCGTGATCGTGTGGATCGGTTCATCGCATCCCTGACCGATGCCGGTCTTGTAAAACTTCGTAACGAATGCCGTCACCAGTCCGTACCGGTTCGAGGTGTCGATCGTTTTGATCGGTTCCGTCAGCTCCTGCCCTCTGCTGTCCCCGTCCTTCTGCTCCCCGTGATACTGGATGATGAAAGCAAGCGCCCGCTCATCCCGCACGATGTATGGATTGGGGCTCTCGATGATATACTTACGTATACCGTTTGCGATCCTGCGCTGCGTGGCTTCTGCCAGTGGCCTTTTCCGGTCGAAGATCGACCGCCCCAGGTCCGACCAGTCGATCAGATCACCGCATGGCCGCCACCGTGGATCCGCATCCTTGAAATGCGTCTGCTCCGGCCACCGGATCGGTCTGCCGTCCCGACGGAAGATCGCGTACCATCTCTTTCTCGTGGTAGGCGCTCCATAGTCTGCCGCGATCAGCTCCCTGCTGTCGAAGGTATAGCCCAGGCTCTTGATCGCGTGGACAAAGCGCTTATACTCTTCGCCCATCTTTTCCTTGATCGGCCTGCCCTGCTCATCCAACGGGCCCCACTGCTGTATCTCCTCCACATTCTCCATGATGATCACGTCCGGCTTTACTGCCTTTGCGTGCTTGTAAACCGCCCATGGAAGCATTCGGATGCCGCTGATACGCGGCTTCCCGCCTTTGGCCTTGGAGAACTGCGTGCAGTCCGGAGACGCCCACATAAGAGCAACGTGACGGCCTCCGACGTACTTCTGCAGATCGACTGCAAAAATGTCCTCTTCCAGGTGTAGCGTATCCGGGTGGTTCACCGTATGCATCCGGATTGCCTGCGGATCATGGTTTACCGCGATATCCACATGACGGCCCAGGGCCATCTCGATTCCTACGGAAGCCCCGCCGCCTCCTGCAAAACAGTCGATGATTAGATTTGTGTCTCTCAAGCGATTGCCTCCGATCCGCATATCGGACAGATCTGCACTCCCTGCGGCAGCTGCAGGCCGCATTTCGGGCAATTATGCTCCGGAAGTACGAGCATCTCATCCTTTGCGCGTTTGTAGAACTCCTTGTTGATCTCGAACCCGTAGAACTGCCGTCCTGTCTCCAGGCAGGCCCTGCCGGTGGCACCCGATCCGAAACACGGATCAATCACGACATCCCCCGGATCGGTGCATACCTCGATCAGCTTTTTCAGCAGCTTGACGCTCTTCTGCGTCGGATGGATCTTCGGGATCTCTTTTCCATCCCGCTCATACTCCATCCAGTCAAGCACCATATGGCCCGTTCCCCGGATCGGCTTTCCGTCCTCCCCGTATTCCGCGCCGTTACGGAACTTCGGAAGATAGGACCGGTAAAAGAGCAATGCCCGCTCAGTCGCACCCACGATCCGCATGTTTGCCTTCAGGGCCTGCGGGCTTGACTTTTTGACGAACGTCAACGGGATGTATTTGGTGAACCCGTGCTTTTTTGCCGCTTCGATCAGTGTGAACTGCTGCTGAAAGCTGCAGAAAACGATCATGCACGGGGCATCCGATGACCGGCCTCTTGCTCCTCCCTTTTTCGGCTCTTTCCTCATCAGCTGTGAGCAAAAGTGGAAATATTCGTACAAATTGAAGTTAAAATCCGATGCAAACGCCGCTTTCCCGGCCAGTTTGCTCTCGCCGTTTTTATTGTCCCCGCCGTTGTACCAGACGGGATTGGATCCGTAGAAGTTCGTCCCCACGTTATAGGGCACATCCGCGATGATCAGCTGCGCTTTCTGGATCGGCTTCGACTTCCAATTCTGCATACTGTCGTTCCAGATCTCGCATTTCAGCTTTTTTCTGTGTTCCTGTTGTTCCATTTTCTCCATCCTTCTCCATTGTTAGTATCTTACCGGTTCCCCGAACGGAAGATCCGCGCATACGCCTGTCCGGGCGTTGTGATCGTCGATGTACACGTCCGCGTATATCTTCCGGGGATTATTGTGGTATTTCTCCTGCAGCAGAGGGATGTTGTCGTTTACGATGTCCGGAGCGAAATGGAACTTATCAAAAAGCCAGTCCTGTGCCTGCTCCAGGAGTTCACCCTCCCGCATTGTCCAGAGGATCACGACATTTCCTTTACGCTGCTCATCCTTCAAAAAATCGATCAGCGCGGTATTCGGTTTCCCGATGTACGGCCATGCGTTCTCGCAAAGTGTTCCATCAAAATCAACGGCATAGATTGTCGGTCTTTCGCTCATCGTTTTCTCCTTTCTGTGTAGCTTTTCTCATTCCGTCGCAGCCGTTGAAAGATCCGTCAGCAGCTCCCCGCCACAGGCGGCATATCCGGCGATATCGACGAAGCTGTCACCCGTCCCGCCGCCGTTGGCCACTCTTGCGACTTTCAGCAGGACCATCATCATTGCCACGTCCACCGGAGTGAAAAGAACCCCCTTGTAGTTCGTCCACATCGATGCGATGGTTCCGAAGTTCTGCTCCGGTGATCCATAGTCCTGCTCCCTCTGTCCGCATACGCATTTTTCAGCTTCCGCGAGTACCATTTTCCGATCCATAGCTCTTACCTCCCGATCGCAATCAATAAAACAAGTGCTGCCATAAAGCCCATCGATACAGCTGCGCACCGATCGCCCATGTGCTGATCTTCTCCACGCGCTCCGAGCGTGCAGATCGCGAAAAAGATCGCCGCACACAGCACCACCACGTCCAGGATCCTCGTAAATGTTGTCATTTCTTCACCTCCCCGATATCCTCAAACAGCACCGGCATTTCTGCTTTGAAGGCCGTTAAAACTTGTGTAGCCAATTCACGGATCTGTGGATGCGCTCCCTCCGACGTTCTCAGCTTCAGGAAATGCCGCCATTCCCTGATATTGGCCGTCATGATAACTTCTGTTTTCAGGCTATTGGGCAGTACGGCCCGCGCCTCCTGCGGGGAGCATCCCCACTCCAGGAGATCGAAATAGGCGTCCTCTGCATCGCTGCAGGCCATTCTCCATCGGTCGTATGCCTTCGTGCCTCGCTCCAGATAGCACGGCTCGATCACGGTGATCGCGTTTCCGAATTTTTCTTTTCCGTAATTGCAGTACCTCGTGGACTCCTGGCAGTACGATGCAAGCCGATGCCGGACGATCTCATGCGATACGCCGCGATCACAGATGAACTTCACCGTGATCGAACAATGCTCCAGAACGGCTTCATGCCCCCGCGTGATCACGCCCCGGAGGAACTTCTCTGCGCTTTCGTCTGTGATCAGCTCCTCCGACTTGTAGCAGACTCTCCCGCACTGCTCCAGGCGCTTCATTACCACCGCCCCATTGAGCGGGGTGATGAATTCTACGGACGGTTTAATAACCCTCATACTTCGTCATCCTCCCTTGTATAGAAAAATCTTTCCCAGTTGACAGATACAAAAAGAGTGATGTATAACCCGGTCACGAAGAACAGGACCATCGGTCTGTAATCCAGGCTGTCGAGCATACACGCCGCAAGCAGGAACAGAAACAACACCACTCTGAAAATCGAAAATAACAGTCTGTTTTTATACTTCCCCATGATTTTTGCCCCCTTATCAATCAATCTTTTGTAAAGAAATCCCCCACCCATCCCGCTGCATTGAGCGGCATATCCGGCGCCCATGCCGGTGGCTGCTTCATGATGTCGCAAACCTGCTGCAGCATCGTTTCATCACCTGCGTATCTCCTGATGTCGATCACGACCTCATCATGCACATGGAACACAATCGGGAACCCGGCTGCCTCCAGTCGTTCGATTGCCTCTGCCAGACAGTCACGGGCGATCGCCTGGGTAAGGTTTTCTGACAGCTTCCCGCCGTATGTCTCCAGTACCTTCCAGTTCTTGGTAGTCTGATCGACGCCGTAATATGTGATCGAGTCTCCCCCGAACCGGTTCGTCCCGATCTGCGGATTGATGTAGAACAGCTTCCGCCCGGACGGCAGCTCGATGGTCAGGCACGATACGCCCAGATGCGCATCGTATTCGCGCCGGAAGGTGATGCTTGCGATCCCACCGGAGATGTATATCTTCGATGTCTGTCCCGCGTCGATCGCGCTGACTGCGGCTTCCTGCACCCGGTACCACAGATCCACGATCTTACTGTTCGCGGTTCTCCACCTGGTCACGATGTCTGGTAATTCTTCCTCGTGTAGCCCCATGTCCAGAGCCCCCATTGCGATCAATGCTCCGGGGCCACCCTGATATCCGAGTGCCAGTTCTGCGACCTTGCCCTTTGCCCGGAGCGCATATTCCGGATTGCCTTTTTTGATCAGCTCGATCGGCACCCCGAACATCTGCGATGCCGATGCCTCGTAGATCTTCCCGTGGGTCCGGAACACCTCCAGACGCCACCGCTCACCGGCCAACCAGGAGATCACACGCGCCTCTATGGCGCTGAAATCCGCATCGATCAATACATTCCCAGGACTTGCAACGAAAGCCGTCCTGATAAGCTGTGAGAGCGTGTCAGAGACAGATCCGTAGATCATCCGCAGCGCATCCTTCTGTCTGTCCTTTACCAGATCACGCGCAAGCTCGATCGGATCCGTATACGTTCGCGGAAGGTTTTGCACCTGCACGAGCCTACCGGAGTTTCCGGTGATCCAGGTTTTCCCGTTTCGACGTACCGCGAAATACCCTGTTGGAGTTTCTGCACAATACACCTTCCCGTCATAGTCGATCGAAGCGATCTGCTCTTTTCTGACCGCTGTGCCCTTGCCAGGAGTAAGCCATATATTCAGGATGTAAGCGTCAGACCAGTTTTTATTGTCGCGGACCTTTTTCAGCTTTGTTGCGCTCAATCCCGCACACAATGCGCAGGCCTGCAGCACATCCACATTCTTTTCATTCGTCGAAGTGTACTGGATCGAATTGGGGCCGCATCGGTATCCATCCCATTCACAAAGCTCGTCAAATATCACAGATAGATCTTCATCCAGTAGCCAATACCCGAATGTTTTGTCCTTGAATTGTCTAAGCCAGATCGGGACGTTCTGTGCCTGGACTGTGATCGTCCGCGCCTTTTCGCTTCCCCAGTTGTCCTCAATAAATGGTATCCCTGCCCTTCTCAAGAGTCGCTTGCATCTTTCGATCTTCCGATCTTTCGTGAAGTGGTATTTGATTATCCCGTTGTCCGCATAATGCCCGTCTGCCTGCGTCATGATGAGAACACGCAGCTCATCGCCCATACCGGACGTTTTAGGCTGCCGTTTTCCGGTAAATGGGATCGTAAATCTTCCGGTGAGATCCTTCACTTCCTTCGATCCCCACCTCCCGTCTTTTCCCATAACCGCCATCTTATGGTCCGGTGTGGCTATCTGCTCGATCCTCTGCCCCGTAAAAGTGATCATCTTTCCGGTGTAATCAAAGCTCAAGGCGTTACATTTCTGGAAGGACAGGGCCTCCGTCGTACTGTTCCAACACAGGATATGGCCGCCGGGCCATTCACTCAGGCGGACCCACCCATCGTCTGTAAGAACTTCATGGTCCCCAGTCAAGCACCATCTGCCGGTCCTGTTGGCTCCGTAGAACTGCAGCAGTCCGCGCACCCGGCTATCCGGGCAGACGCATGTCTGGATCGCGTCGTACTTTTTCGTGGACGTCTTTCCAAGCTCCTGACGGATCTGCAGCATCTTCTCCACCTCCGGAGTGTTGCTGTCCGATTTCAGCATCGACTTGACCGTATCCTTTGACAGGCTGTCAATTTCGGCCCCGGTATTCTGCTCTAACCACGCCTTAAGCTGCGAAACGGAATTCGGGTTCTGCAGTCCGGAGATCCTCTTTGCGCTTTCGATCATTTCCGCCGTCACTTCCGCGCCGATCGCCAGAGCGCCATCGACGAATGGCATATCAACCGCCACGCCGCGCATGTTGATCCGCAGATCGGTTTCCCACTGCTTCTGTACGAAGTCTGGAACCGGGAATGCTGACAGTCGTCTTTCGATTTCCATTTCGGTAACAACATCCTGACAACAATATTCCCGGAAAAGATCCCACTTTTCCGGATCATGGTGCGGAAAGTTCCGCGTGCGTCCGCCATTGCTTTTTGTTGGTCTGCATGGTGTGCAGAAATACCGGATCAGGGCCTTGCCCGTTGCCAGTTTCTGCTTGTCTGCAGGAAGCCCCAGGGCTTTCCCAGTCGCCTCCAGTCCTGCAGTGTAGCCACAGTACAAACCATGAAACATCGTGCATCGCCACTGCGCCGGATACATCGGCCCGAAATACTTGGATAGGCAGCCGAATTCAAATGGCGCGTTATATGCTCTTTTAATGAATGCGGGATTGATCAGAGCTGTTTTCAACCACTCTGGGACCATCTCACCGCGTGCCAGATCAATGATCTGAACCGGCTGATCGTCCACGGAATAGGCAAACAGCAAGATTTCGAATGATGGGTCCTGGATGTACCTCTGCGCTCCGGCTTTTTTGATATCAATGTCGGAGTATGTCTCAAGATCACAAGAGATCGTATGTCTACCCGACGAGCTTGTCTGATACGTATTATTAAAGCTCTGTCTATCCTTCAACGTTTCGGTCAGGTGGTGATAAGTCATATCGGTTTCTCCCCATGTTCGAATCTCGCTTGTCGGGCCTTCAAGAACATATTCCGCAAAAGTCCGGGGCTTTCGTGATCCAGTAGCACACGGTGGCCGTGATTGTAAACTTCTGAGTTAAGCGACCATAGATCATCATTTACTGCGTCCATATCAGGCAATTCCGGCCCCGCGCTATAAGACATTGCGCCGGGGCCCACGGATAAAAATTTTACCACACGATCCTGAGGAGCCATCCAAAAGCAGACGCTTTTGGTCACTATCCCTTCCGCCCAAAAGAGTCCAATGAAATGCGGGATGCAGTATCCGATATATTTACCGGACTCGTCGAGTTCATACCACAACCCATCCCAATACGGGATTTGACCTAACAGCAGCAGTCCTGTACGAGATATTTCGGTTGCTTGCCAATCTATGCACCCCGATATTTTGGAGGCATCATCCAGTAATTTTTCTTTATTCGGTTTTACTTCCGCGTAGATATCAAAGTCGGGCAAATAAAAATCAGGCAAATACCTCTCACCCCACAAACCGACAAAGCCTTCTGGTTCATACTGATACCTAATACCTGCCGCATTAAAGAAAACGGCCCATCGTGCTTCTAAACGACTTCTAAAACGATATCCATCGTAGATGGTCTCTATCGGCTTTAGCTCTACGCCCATCTTCGTTCTCTCCTCTCTGTGTTTTGTTTTCAAGGATCACAAACGCGTTTATGAGCCGGACCGGCGGGAGTTGAACCCGCACATAAGCCATCGACTGCGACTCACAGCCTGCTCTGCCGTTGAGCTACGATCCGAAGTTCTCCCGATATCTTTCAAAGAGGGTCGGGTGAACAGTTCGCCCTCCTGGACCGTATAGCCGTCCGTTTCGCTGCCGCTGTTCGACCGGCTGACGCGCTGCCAAAGTGCAATCGGTTTCATTTCCCGGTGGTGCCTTACCGGGACGGGCAGTCAGAGCGGCAGGACTCGAACCTGCATCTGCATGATGACAATCGTGGTACACATCTACAAATTCACAGAAAGGAGAAAACTTTATGATTTTCTGCTGATCTACCTATTGATCTACGCTCCGATATTGCCAGTCTTTCCTGGCCGTCACAGTGTATTTATCCGTACTTTGCCGCGCTACCTTACACTGCCACTACGTCACGCTCCCACTTGTCACGGAAGTAGGCGGGAACCGGATGAATTAACCGAGCATCACCGAACGGACTCCTTACAGCGCACCGCCTTGCCGCCCTTTATTCCTTTTTGTGAGGTGATGAATAAAGAGTAAGAACGTCCACCTCATCGGAACGGAAGGAATCGAACCTTCTACCTCCCGGTTACACCGGGTACTTTTCCAGATTTAAGCTACGTTCCGATATTCGGTTCAGGTAACCGAAACCACACATCCCGCAAGGTTGGCCTGACGTTTTCGCCACCGGCTTTCTGAGTGCTGTGTACTTTGGCCCTCTTACTCCTCGGTGTTAAGCTACTTGTCACTGGGTACGCGGATAATTTGTTCTCCACCCCGCACGGAACGGCAGGACTCGAACCTGCGCACGCCTCAGTGATTGAGTGGGCCTCTGAGCTGCTCTGGCCATCTGAGCTACGTTCCGATGAGTGCCCCGCCATGCTATGGGGGCACTGTTGCGGTTCATCACCTCGATGGCTCTTGAGGTGTTTGGGAGTTGCTACCACAACAAAACTCCGATAAGGGACGGCGGGAGTTGAACCCGACCGTGACCGCAATCAAGACAGCCCCTGGCCACCGGACCTTAATCCGTCCCTTCTTTAGCGTAATGATTTGAGAATGTCGTATGTGTGCTGTATTCGCCCCGTGCTGCCTGCCCATTCAAATGGGTGTCATGTGGTTTAGGTTTTGTGTGTGGTTTGGGATATCAGTACAATGCTTCGTAAGTTAATAAAGTATTGTGGTAGTATGTTTTCATAAAAGCAGCACAGGGCATCAGCTATTCAGGGTGCATCGATCGATCCGAAAGATATTCGGGCCCGGCTCTTCCGGTTGGATCAATGCCCTTTTCTTTTATGTAATTAACCAGTTCTCCAGGATCGTGAATTATGGTCCATGAAGTCTGGATAATCCCGAAATAAGCTACGATCATATCCATCTCCTTAGAATGCGGATGACTGGGATGTCCGGGGCAGACATGTCATCCGCGTGATCCCCTTGCGGTTCAGGCTGTTCCGGGTGCCGCCAATTATGTGCCCATTGTGTTATTTTTTAGCGTGGTTCCGGTTCCACATGAAAGGAAGAAGGATAAATGAGAAAATGATCTGTTACATCGGCAGGCCGGTGATCGGGTTGATCTGGACCCCGCTCATCTGCGGCATCCCCATCGGCTGACCCGTAATCGGATTGACGCCTGCCCCGTATCCCGGTGTAGCTCCTGCGCTCTGCTGCGGCATCACTGACTGGCCGATCCCGGCGAAATCAGAAGCTGCAGATGCACCACCGGACAGCGGATCGCCGTCTCTGGTTTTCATGACATTGCCCAGGCCGCATCCTACGCCCTTATTGCCGCCCTGAGAGAAGCTGAAGAAGTTCAGCGTCACACGAGCAAACATGCCGGAGTAGACATCCTGCGGTGCAAGCTCGGCATTGATATTCGAAGCATCCACCACCTGCGGCTTTCTGGTATCATCCGGAGTGTTCGCTGTGATCACCCAGTGGCCTTTGCATTCCGGGCCGAATTCATCGCCGCCCTTGCGCTTGCCATCGCCGTCCCAGATCAGTGGGGATGACAGCTGCGGACGCAGCCCTTTCCATTTGTTCGCCACGCCGTCCTCATATGCGGCCTGGATCGCTGAGTCGATATCGGCCTTCGTTGCGGCATCTGTTTTCGGGATCAGCAGCGTCACGCTGTACCGCTTCTTTGCACCGGGAGCGGATGCATTCGCATACGGCTCATTCAGGTGACAGTAGGAAAGTCTTACCTCGCCGGTTAATACCTTTGTCGGAATATTTTGATACATCGTTACCTCCTATTTTTCGAATTGCTCCAGATACTGATCGAACATTACGGAAATGTTACTGAGGAATGCCGCTGCGCTCTTAAAAGCCTCTTCTCTCGTATCGGCCTCCGGACCCATAAACAGATCCAGTACCTTCGTCAATCTGTTGGAAACATTCCTGTGTTCCCGTACAAAGTTGACCACGCCGATCTTTTCGGGCGGGGTGATTTCTCCCAGAGCATCGAACAGCATTCCGAAAGCCATATTACGTGCTTCCAGATCTATTCTTTTCTGGATGTGTTCTTCCTTGGTCATAGTGCCTCCTATCGTTCATACATCTCCTGCAGCTCCTTCAGCTTCGGGATCCGCTTCTCGAACCGGTCATACTCTGCTTTGGCTTTCTTGACGTGGTTCATCAGGCGCTTGTTACGACAGCGGCGCTTCTCGCGCTCTACTTTGTCCATGATCTTTACGCCGTCTTTGAAGTTCGGATCCTGGTATTCCTTCTGGAATGTCCGGCTTGCATCGCCCCATGCTTCGTACAAGTCGGAACTCACTTCCGGAATGCAGGAGAAAAATTGTTTTATGCTGTCGGTATTTCGCCAATACTCCTGATCCATGTACTTGAAGAACTTCCGCATCGCGGTGATGTTCATGTGGATGATCGCATCCGGCATGTTCAGGTATGCATGGCACTTGAAACAGTTGAATTCAAGGCTGAATACTTTCATGGCTGTGTAGCCCCCTGAAAATCAGCCGCCGCTGTGCTGTACGGTTCGCGCTTATCGGAAAGATCCACGAGCGTGGGCTTACCCATCGGCTTGACCACATGCGATCCGACAATCTCGGCAAATTCCTTTTTGCCCATCATCTTCTCGACCTGTGCCAGAGTTTTGGGCTTCCGGTCATAGAGCATCTCTTCGACGTATCCCGCCTTGATGATGTCATCGAATGCCTTATCCGCGTCATCCCACTCCCTGGAGGACTTCCCTTCGACCGCTTTCCATCCGGGGATATCCTTCCCGATCAGGATCGCGCTCAGTGCGTAATCCTTCAGATCGTTGTACCAGGCCGTCAGCTGTTCGCCCTTGTAGAGCAGCTCTCCGATCTCTGCGTCCGTCAGGACCGGTGATACCGTAAAGCCTGCGGCTGCTGCCTGCGCTCTTGTATCTCTCTCCTGATCGGTCAGCTTGCCCTCGATTGGAATGCTCCTGAAATCATCCAGGGCCGTCATATTCTCCGACCGGGCACGGCATACGGCCTTGCCTTTACAGAAGCGGCACCACGGACCTTCCTTGAACTCTGCCCCGATACCGGTGACGGCCTTTTCCGCGATCGGCTTGATCTGTTCGCCCCAGGTCCTCAGTTCGTCCGCCGTGATCGTTTCTTCGCTCACGTCTTCCGTGATCCGGGGCTGTACGATCGACATGCTGACGGTCTTGACGTTGTAGAACATCTCGTATTTCTTCAGGGCTCCGAGGGCGTACAGCCGCATCTGTGAATTGTTGTGGGCATCGACCGGAACGCCTTTTCCGTGTTTGTAATCGATGATCGCAAGCGTATCTCCGTCGATCAGCAGGCAGTCGCATGTCCCAAAACCCTGCGGCACATAGTCGGAAAAATCGACCCTGACCTCCAGTGCCACATGCGGCGTTTTCTCGAAAGACATCTGCTTCTCGAAAACATAGTGCTGATAGAACTCTGCCGTCTTTTCCATCTCCGGATCGTACAGCTCGTTTTTCTTCAGCTTGTTCCACCTGGTCGTGAACTGCCGCTTTGTGATCTGGTGGAGATTGTAGGAAACCACCGTTTCACAGAAGGAATGGGCCAGTGTGCCCGCCCTCGCGTATTCGCCCGGATCCTCATCCGGGAACTGCGCTTCGAATGTCGGAGCTGCCGTACAATTCAGCCACCGGTGCGAAGCGCTTGCGCTTGCTTTCGCGTGTTCGCTTGGTGTAGCCATCTCGCACCTCCCACATCAGATCTGAGCGCCAAGCGCCCGGAGATCCTCCGCGAATGCCGGGAACTGACTCGGATCGAGCTGCGTCACCGCCTGAACGCCGTATTTCTTCTGCAGCAGCGCCAGAACTTCCGACATCTTTCCGGCATCCACGAGCGCGGCCCCAGCTCTTGAGATCGTCGCAAGATCGATCACCGGAGCGGGAGCAGGTGCAGGCATCGGAGCCGGTGCAGGTGCAGACATCGGAGCCGGGATCGGCGCGGGCATCGGAGCCGGAACAGGCGCAGGCTGCTCAACAACAGGAGCGGGAGCCGGAACAGGTGCAGGTGCAGGCTGCTCAACGACAGAAGCGGGGATCGTTGCGGGTGTGCAACTGATCGCCGGTTGCAGTGCGGTAGCCGCGATCGCTTCTGCCAGTTTTTCGATCGCTTTCGACAGATCCGGGGATGTGGCCTCGATGTTAACTTTGATTTCGATCATGTTTGCCTCCTTTATGCTGAAATGTATTTTGTGTGTTCGCCTCTTGCCTTCCATTCCTCAAATTCCCGCATGAAATCCGGGTCCTCCGAAAGTTTCATCGCCAGATCGAGAAATGCGTATGCCAGGTTATTGGCATCTGCAGGCGGGATGAGGGATGGATCAATTCTCACTGCCATCACTCTCCACCTCTGCCAGTTTTTCGGCCTTGAGCTTCTCAAGGCAGGCCAGGATGTGATCCCGTGTCTTTTCGCGGCCCTCCTCGCTCAGTTCCTTGTTTCCGTTAAGCACGGTCGAAAGATAAGCGGGATGGTAGCTGCAGGCGGCTGCAAGCTCCGGATTACGAATGCGGTACTTGTGCATCTCACCCACGACGTAGGCCGTCCAGTCCTCATTCAGGACAATGCCCATGGTATTCCTCCTCTCGTTTTGGTTAAAATATTTAATCTTATAGTTGAAAGTTTTAATCCGGTGCGGTATAATGACTGTGCGGCCATATCGCTTGCCGCAACGGAATAATCTATCAGCTCCGTGGAAGTTAACTAAATTTAACTTCCGAAGCATACGATAGCACAATAAATTTAACTCGTCAACCCCTTGCGGAAAGTTTTTTTAACCGGAGGATACGAAAATGACATTCTTTGAAAGATATGAGCCTTTAGCGAAGCAGAAGGGCCTGGAGCCCTGTTCACAGAAGGCAGCCGACCTTTTCGACGTGACAAAGGCAGCGATCAGCATGTGGAAGGCCAAGGGAACCACACCCAAGGGCGATACAGTGGCAATCATGGCCGATAAGCTGTGCGTGTCCACCGATTACCTCCTGGGACGTACGGAAGATCCGACAGACTACGCCACGATCGGATCGGATCCCGCACAGAAGATCACCCCGATCCGGAAATCCAAAATGCAGTCCCTCGTAGACGTGGATCCGGCATTCGCCGCACTTTATGCCCGACTGGATGCAGAGGATCGGATCAGAGTAGAAGGCGTGATCCAGGGAATGCTGATGCAGAGCAAATACGCACCGTCCGTCATTCCGAATGCAGCCCATGCCCGGACGGATGTCAATGTTACAGATGAGATGATCGCCCACGACGAAGCGATCATGGATGACAAGGATTTCTGAGATGGTGGATTTTTCCACCATCTTATCTGTTACGATCTCATATGTGGGAGGGGCTTAACAATGACATATGATCAGCTGCTTATCGCCTCCGACGAGATCGGCATCGTCGCAAAGGAGAAGGACCTGCAGGCCTACGACGGACGGATCAAAGGCCGCCGTGTAGCCATCCGCCGATCCATCAAAACCCGTCGAAAGAAAGCATGTGTCCTGGCTGAAGAACTGGGGCACTTTTTCACCTCATCGGGAACCATCCTGGATGACAGCGTTGCATCCCGGAAGCAGGAGCGCCGGGCGCGGATGTGGGCATACGATCTGCAGGTGGGAATCCGCGGGATCATCGAAGCGAAGAAGGCCGGATGCCGGAACACATATGAGATCGCGGAATATCTGGACGTCCCACAGAGCTTTCTGGATGACTGCCTGCAGTGCTACCGGGAGAAGTACGGGACGCTCATGCGGTACAGGGGCTATCTGATCCGGTTCGAGCCGTATCTGGACGTAATGGAGGAAAAGAATGAATGAAAACGCCGTAGTGTATGCCCGGTTTTCGTCGAGCAAACAGCGTGAGACATCGATCGAAGGACAGCTTGCGGCTGCCCGGAAATACGCAGAGGACAAGGGATATACTATCATCCGCGAATATTGCGATCGGGCCAAGACCGGAACGAATGACAACCGTGAAGAATTCCAGAAGATGCTGTCCGACTGCGCAAAGCATCAGTTCAGCGTGATCATCGTCTGGAAGGTTGACCGGTTCGGACGGAACCGTGAAGAAATCACCTTCAACAAGTACCGGGCCAGAAAGCACGGAGTCCGCGTCGAGTATGTGGCAGAGTCTCTGTCCGATGGTCCGGAAAGCGTGATCCTGGAGAGCGTGCTTGAAGGGATGGCCGAATACTACAGCCTGCAGCTGTCCCAGAACGTGCAGCGCGGGCTTTTGGAAGCCGCGAAAAAGCACCACGTTCCGGGAGGAAACGCCGTATCGTACGGATACCGGGCCGCGCCTGATAAGACGTACGAGATCCACCCTGACGAAGCTCCGGTCGTGAAGCGGATCTTCGAGCTGTACGCGGGAGGGATGACCGAGGCAGAGATCATCCGGTGGCTGAATGAGCAAGGCCACAGGACGAAGCGGGGCGGGAAGTTTACCAGAACATCCCTGACCAAGATGCTGCACAATGAGCGGTATATCGGGACGTACATCTACAAGGATCTCATCCGGGAAGAGGACGTGATCCCGCCGATCGTGGACAAGGATACATTCAGAAAGGTGCAGGAGATGCTGCAGATCAACCGGCGGATGCCGTCAAACAAATGGAGCTATACGGATTACCTGCTGACGGGAAAACTGTTCTGCGGGAAATGCGGAACACAGATGTGCGGGGTGAGTGGAAAGAGCCGGAGCGGCGATAAGCATAATTATTATTCCTGCATGAAACGGTGGAAAGAAAAGGCCTGCGACAAAAAGAACGTCCGGCAGGATGTGATCGAACCTATTGTTTTTAATGCCGTGTGTAGCATTTTGGATGATCCCGCTCTGATCGCGTACATCGCAGACAAAGCATGGGAGCTGTACCAGAAAAACGATACCGAGCAGGAAGAGATCCGGGCCCTGGAGAAAGAACTGGAGACAGCACAGAAGGGCCTTAATAACCTCATGAAAGCAGTTGAGAGCGGGATGCCCTACGATATGGCGGCTGACCGTATAAACGAGCTTAAGGAGCAAATCGCGGGCATTAAAAAAGCCCTCGCTGAGCGGGAGCTGATGAAGAAATTCAAGCTGTCGAAAGAGCTGATCCTGTTCACCCTGGAGAAGTTCCGGGACATGGACCGGACGGATCGGAAAGCACAGCGGCGTCTGATCGAAGTGTTCGTGAACTCGATCTTCCTCTACGACGATAAGCTGACGATCACATTCAATTACAGCGGGGATCGCAATCAGATCACGATCTCAGACATTGAAAAAAGCACGTCCGATGACGTGTTCGAACGTGCTTTCTCCACCGTACCCGTGCAAGCAGCGTTCGAACCACTGCGGATCTACTGGATCCGGAACGTGTTCGCCATCGACATCGCGATATAAAGAAAATCCCGGAGCATCGACCTCCGGGATTTTATTATTCTTTTTCGTCCATGGCTTCGCATCGACTCTCGATCCAGTCTCTGCGTTTGATCTGCTTTTTCCATCTTTCGGGGATCGCATCGTAGCCGTAGTACAGCCCCGCCAGGCCACCGGCCACCGCCCCGATCGAGTCCGCATCGCCTCCAAGATTGACAGCCTTCAGAACGCATTTCTCATAGCTGTCCGTCGTAGCCAGTGCCCACACTGCCGCCTCCAGGGTATCCACGACATACCCGCTGCTTGCGATCCCGTTTTCCTGGATGCTCATCAGCCCGGGAATGCTGAACAGCCTGCTGTACTTGTCGATCTCTGTATTGTAAGCGCCGGGAACATCCGGATCGCCATAGTAGCTGACCGCCCGATTCATCCCTCTCTGCAGCAGCGCTCGCAGCCCCAAACCGCCCTCGACGATGCTTTGCACCAGGAAGAAATAAATCCCGCTTCCGATGTGTGCCCGGATATGATTGTGCGTAAGCGCTGTAACACGATGCACATGGCCGAGGGCCGTCTGATCCGGCTGATCCTTGCACAGCAGGCAGATTGGGAGGATCCGCATCAGAGCGCCGTTCCCGTTTGCGCGTTCTCCGGTCCTTCCGCAGGTCGCGACATTGCGATGCACAGCGAAATGATCGATCGCGTATCCGCATGTGGCCCCGATATCGAAAGCGTACCCGAACGGGGTGAACATCCCATGGTGTAGCCACTCCACAAACCTGCTCATGATATCCTCCAGATCAACCCCATCCCGCTCGACCAGGCTGCAGAGCGTGGCCATGGTGAGGGCGCTGTCATCCGTCCAGGTTCCTGCCGGGGTTTTGTGTGTCAGGCAGTCGCGCATCCCCCGGACCGGATGCTGCTTCACCATAGCGCGGGGCATAAACTGCACCGGATCGCCCAGGGCGTCCCCGACAACCAATCCCATCACTCCATCCAACCATTTATTGTTCGGCATCATATTCTGGCACCTCCTCATTCGTAATTTACTCTGCGATGGTCAGATCCACTTTCAGCGTCTTGCCCTCTGACCATCCGATCTCTTTCAGCGCCGCTTTCTGGACGTACAGCGATCCGATCTTTGCGGTGTCCAGATCATCCTGCAGCATCTCTGCAAATTTGATCGTGTTCTTCGTTACTTTCTCCTGCTTGAATTCGATTGTCATCACTTATTCCTCCTTTAGTCCTCGACTCGTACATTCCTCAGTGCTTCCTCCAGGAGCCGATCGGCCAGGGCCGTGATCGTGATCCCGGTTTCGTGTGCGATATATGACAGCTGCTCATGGATATCGGCGCTCACCGTCACATACGCCCGGCGATGGGTGGCACCGCGTGATCCTCTCGGTTTCTTCTTCAGGACGATATCTACCATTTCATCCACCTCACTTTCCTACAGCAATCGCGATCGCCTCAAGCATCCTTGTCTTTGCGTCCAGGTCTGTCGTATCCTTCAGGACCTGCCGCACCTGTTCCGGGAGCCGGAGGAGCCCTTCGGCCCCTCCGATGCTCTTCATCGCTCTCTGGTATCTGATCTCCAGCGCCTTGTCCATGCCGCCCTCCTTACCACGCCATCGCGTCCTTGTACATCTTCCACGCATCCACCACCCGATCGAACGTCCGGACCACGTAGTGGTGGCCGTTCTTCAGACTTGTCACGACCACCGCATAGATGATCTTCCCGCTCACCGTCATCTTGCTGTTCAGCTCGATCCGCACTCCGATGATCCTGTTCTCGCGCTTTCTAAGCACCTTAACGCCTGCGTTCCTGTTCTCTCTTGCTTTCCTCATGGTTTTCTCCTTTCTGGCCCTCGTGACCTCCGGGGCGGGATGATAATCATTTCTTGTATGCTGCAAACTCCATCCGGTTCACGCCCAGGGACTTCCCGGCGATCCCGTAGAGCAGATCCACGTAGTGCGTCGGTTCCTTGTATCCTGCCTGCGCTGCGGCTTCCCGGCTTTCGAATACTTCCTCGATCCGAACCGTGCAGAACCTCGGTGTATAGATGCGATCTCCCTTTTTCATGCGATCCGTACCTCCTTCTCAAGAGACGTCAGGATCTCGTCCCGGGCCGCGTCCGGACTGCAGATCCAGATCACCAGTGCCAACTCCTCCAGGGACGCGCCGTCCCTGTTAAGCTCGAACAGCTTGCGGTACTGCTCGTTTGATCCACCGTTGAACCAGTGGTACCTGTTGCAGAGCTGATACAGCGTATCGCTGCTCATCGTGTGCCTGTCCGCCCATACCTCGATCATTTTCATGCCCTCCCTGCGATCTTCAGAAACGTGTTGCCATGCTGCCTGCATTCGGCCTGCAGGCCCCGGAAGGAAAGTCCGTTCTCCCACGGGCATCCATCCGCTGTGTAAATCTTGTATCTCTTGTAGAACCGGCCCGTCAGCGGATGCACGAAGCTGTCATCCACGATCCGGATCCCGTATTTCTCCTCCATCTTCTCAATCATGCCTGTGCCCTCCTCTCTTCGGCCAGGATCTGCAGCATCCGCATCGTGTACGGTTTCAACTCCTTCCGCGTCATGTAGTTCCCTGCTGTGTCTCTGGCCTGCCGGAAGCTGCTCAGATCCTTCTCCTCCAGTGCCTTTTCCATCTGGGCCGCAAGCTGTGCGGCCCTTTTCTGTCTGTATGCTTTCTCCTGTTCCCACGTCATCGTCCTGTCCCTCCTCTTACCACGCCGTAGCAGCGATATCGTCGTACACGGCTTTATTGACTCTGAACATCTCCAGTGCGTCCTCTTCTGTCATCGGTCCGAACATCTTCACGTAGTCGTTGAACCATCTTTCATCACAGCATTCGTAGGTCTGATCCCCGCCCTCGTTGTAATGCTTCTTCGCAAGCTCCATCAGCTCGTTGTAGGTTAATGCTTTTGCTGCCATGTCGTTTTCTCCTTTCTGGTAGAGGGGCGGGGCCCCTCAATTCACTCCGTAATACTCGCGTGCCCACCGCATCGGCTCCGAGTCCCAGGCTTCCTGATAGCTCTTGAAGCCCTTCGGAACTCTTTTGGTAACTCGCGCCGTATGTCTCGTGGCGTTTCCTACCTTGTACCCTTCCGGGAAAGTGGACTCCGGATGTCTGAAGATTGCCAGTTCCAACTGCTGCACTTTTCTGATGTACTGTTTTCTCGTCATTTTATTTCCTCCGTCTGTGTTTGGTTTACTGTTGTTTTGTTGTAGTTAAATATCTTTAACTGTCAACATCATAGCAAATAAAATTTAACTTGTCAACACTAAAATTAAATATTTTTATCTTTTGGAAAATTCAATTTGACCGGCAAAATCACTTTCTTCGCGTACGCGTTATAGAGTACCTGAATCTGAGCGGTAGAGAGTACATAGGTATACCTATGTACTCTCTATTTACCTATTTCATATACTCTATACAGATTTTTGTGATATTGTGATATTATGGGATAAAGCCAGAAAATAAGCGGGTTTTGGGGATCACAGCTTTTGCGATATTCTGTGATATTGTGATTTCAAAAATCACAATATCACAAAATTACGGGCACTTGTGATGAGATTTGTGAGATAAAAAAAAGAGCCCCGACGGAACTGTCCGCCAGGGCTCTTTTGATGTGATCAGTACAATTATTTTTTCTGAAGGTAGAGGATCGAGCAGAAGCCGGTATACTTAATTTTACTAACCGTGGTCTGCACGTACAGCCACTTCCGGCCTCCCGGAGCTGTGCTGTAGTATCCGTAGTTCTGCACGATGGTTCCGGCAGGCAGGATCCCCAGGGCCGGAGTATTCGCGCCGGCTCCATCGCGGATGTAGAGGGCCGTCGTGACCTTGTATGATCCGGCCAGGCTCTTGTCGAACCCATGCGCATCCTGTGTAGCGCGTTTTTCCTCAGATCCATCGTTCGCCGGTGCCGCTGCAGCAGATGTGGATGCCTTCGCCATCGTGGTCTTGGTTCCGGTTACGATCGAATAATCCGGCATGAAATACTTGTTGTTCGCGGACAGCTCCGATCGCTTATAGGTCTTTTTATGCACCCCGCCGCCGTTGGGGACCACCGTGGATCCTGCAGAAGTGTTCCCCTCGATCGTCGTGATCGTGGTCGAGCTGATGGCGATCACGATGCCGGTATGCGCATAGGTTCCGTTTCTATAGAAAAGAACGATCGATCCTTTCTTCGGGGTTTTGTTCTGCGTCATCCCTGCAAGCGTCGGGCAGTACACGAAGGGCCAGTGCTTCAGGAGCTTTTTCGCCATCTCCAGGCCGAAGGCCTCCTGGAATACCCAGGATACGAAGCAGGCACACCATGCCTGCCCCTGATAGGCCGGATAGATTTTCCAATACTTCGTATAGTTATTGTATCCGGCATTCCCGGTCTTGGAGTCGAGATTGGATCCGCTTGCCTTCTCCAGGTATCCCAGTTCCTCCGTGGCAATGTCGATCACCGCCTGGATCGCCTTTTTCTCTGTCATCTTTTCCTCCTTCGCCGGTGTAGCGGTTTCGCTCTTCTTCGTCGGCACTGCCGCCGTGCTGCAGAAGTGATCATAGATTTCTTTGCTGTACTTGTATCGCAGCTCCCGGATTGATGTTCCGGTGTTTGCCGGCTGCTCGAAGTCGATCAGGACCCGGTTCGATGCTGTCAGGACTTCCGTGGTCTGCGTGAGGATCTTCCATACGCCCTGATAAGACGTTTTCAGCTCATGGATCAGGAAGTCGAGCTGCGCATCCACATCTCCGATCGATACGCTCCTGGAGCGGCACAGATCATACAGTCCTGCCTTGCGTCCGGGGCTTGTCCACTGGCATAAGCCGTAGCCGTACTG